AACGCCGACTACTGCGCCGTCGCCAACGGGCTAGGGCTTCAGTCCCCGTCGGCGGAAGGGGCAAAGGGCGGGGTCATCAATGTCGTCAGAGAGACACTGGACTTTTCTCTGGGGAGCATCTTGCTTCCCGATGAGAGAGGCCCTACGCTCAAACCAATCTGCTTCATCCACGACGAGATCGTGGGCGAAGTCAGAGACGATGACCTCGCTCACGACAGAGTGATGCGAGTTTGCAAGTTGATGGTGGACGCGATGCGGGTAGTGACCCCGGATGTGACACCGAAGGTAGAAGCGTGTCTGATGCGTCGATGGGACAAGGACGCTGAGGCCGTGTACGATGAAAACAACCGACTTGTCCCGTATGAATCGAAAGGAGCCTAACAATGGCACGCAAGAAGACCGCGAAGAAGAGCCCGAAACGAAAGCCCGCCAAGAAGACCACCAAGAAGAAGGTCGCGAAGACAGCATCCCGGCCCCGCTCGACCCGAACCCCCCGCTCCGGCGGCCCAGGCAAGATCTCCAAGGTCTCTGCCAAGGATGTGAACCCCGTCTACACCGGCACAGCCCGAGGATCTCAGTACGACGCCCTGTTCGAGCAGATGCAGGGCCTCGACCCGAGCAAGCCTGATGTGGTGCTGAAGGCGTACCCGCCCGATGGCGTGGACGCCCGCACCTATCAGTCCCGCGTCAACAGCACCATGCTCGCCCGCAAGTTCCAGCGGCCCAAGGGCTACACCTACTACAAGCGGGTGTGCGTCGATGAGCATGGCTTCCAGTATCTGGCGATCTCGATCACCCCCGAGCGCAACTACGCCTGATCCAGCAGGAAGCAAGACCCGCAGGGCGGCCCCCGCTCTCGGGTCTTTTACGAAGGAGACTGAGATGAACAGAGCGGTTTGGGAGGTTCTCCCTGTCGGCTACATTGCCTCGGCGTACACGAAAGGCGACACAGGCATCAACACCCGCAACTCGATGCTCCTGTGGGATCGCCTGCTGGACACAGGAGAGGTGCTGCCGGTTTGTCCTTTGTGGTCGCACTTCCAGCACATCCTGATGCCAAGACCCTACGAGGACTGGCTTCGGTACGATCTGGCTCTCCTACATCGCTACGACTTCATTATCCGCATTCGCGGCGAGTCGTCGGGCGCAGACAGGGAGGTTGAGTATTTCACTCAGGTGCTAAATCGCCCGGTGTTCTATCTCGACAACAGAGACGCCCCTCTCGATGAAGTGATTGCTTGGGCGAGGGAGTGGACGAAGGAGAAGAGGGAGAACGAAAAGTTGATCTGGTTGCAGGATCAGGCCATCGAGAAACTCAACTCTCAGTATCCCGTCTCGACCGCTGACATCGACGACTGGCACGACGAGAGAAGGGCGAGGGGAGTGTTCACCGACATCGCTCAGCCGTGGTGGGCAAAGTGAGCCGCAAACTCTGCATCGGCATCGACCCCGACCTCCACTCCTCTGGCATCGCTTTCGTAGCTGAGGACACCGGCGAACTCGTCGGCGTGGCCGTTCTTCGAGAGATAGTCAAGAAGAAAGGCCGTGAGGCGTGCGTGGAAGCGGCGGTCCGCATCGCCGGGTTTCAGAAGTTGGAGTACCCCTTCTACCCGTTCATCTGGGAAACCGAGTGGCCAGACAGCATATTTGCTGCTGCCGCCGTTGAGGGGCAGGAGGCCGTGTACGCCGCGAAGCACGGGGCAGGGCCCCGCCCGCTCATCCTGCTGGCCCATGTCTCGGGTGCATGGCTCAACGCCCTTGCGCCCATGACGGCCAACCTCTACCTTCCTGCCCCCGCCGAGTGGAAGGGTCAGGTGCCCAAGCACATCAAGCAGGGCCGCATCGCGGCGAAGATCGGCGTCGAGGTCGATGTGGTCTGCCCGAGCAGTCCCTACTGTGTGCCAAAAGACCCGAGCAAGATCCCCGGCGGCGACAAGATCAAGAAGGCCGAATGGAGCGAGGTGTTCGACGCCATTGGCTTGGCGTTGTACGCGAGAGAGCAATACATGAAAGAAGGGAAGAAGAATGTTCGCAGAGGTTGAAACGGGAGAGTGTCTCGAAGTGATGCGCTCGCTCGATGCTGATTGCGTTGACGCGATCGTGACCGACCCACCCTACGGCCTCGCGTTCATGGGCAAGTCGTGGGATCACGCCGTACCCGGACCGGAGTTCTTCGCGGAGATGCTGCGGGTTGCCAAGCCCGGCGCGCACCTGCTGTCGTTCGGCGGGACGCGGCTGTACCACCGCACGACCTGCGCGATCGAGGACGCGGGCTGGGAAGTGCGCGACTGTTTGATGTGGCTGTACGGGAGCGGGTTCCCGAAAAGCCACAACGGGCCCTGGGGCGGCACGGCCCTCAAGCCCGCGTGGGAACCGATCGTCCTCGCGCGCAAGCCGCTAGTCGGCACGGTGGCGGCGAATGTGACGAAGCACGGCACGGGCGGGATGAACATTGATGGGTGCAGGATTCCATGTAGCGACAAACTTACTGCGCCACAAAGCGACCCGCACAAGCGAGGAATGCGTGCCGGAGAGTATTGCATTTCTACCCGCGATACTACAGCGATGCGCGACGCTCAACGGGAGAGCATTGAGCGGACAGTGCTACTTGGCCGCTGGCCCGCGAACCTTGTGCTTGACGAGGGCGTGACGGACGCCGATTGGACCCGCTACTTCTACTCTGCTAAGGCCAACAAGAAGGACAGGGGAGAGGGAAACCACCACCCCACCGTCAAGCCCACCGACCTCATGCGCTGGCTCTGCCGCCTTATCACGCCCGAGGGCGGGACCGTGCTCGACCCGTTCTGCGGGTCCGGCTCCACGGGCAAGGCGGCTGTGCTTGAGGGCTTCGACTTTGTGGGCATCGAACGCGAGGCGGAATACGCCGAGATCGCCCGGGCACGCATCGCAGATGCAATCAAACAGAAGGAGTCAAAGTAATGCTAAGTAGGGATTTCCTTGAGAGGTTCCAGATAGCGAACCTCATGCGAGTGGACGAGGCGTTCGCTCCGCTGAAGTCGTGGACCCCCTGTGACTGGATCGCGTGCCTTCAAGGCGAGATCGGCGAGGCCATCAACAAGGCCAAGAAGATCAAGCGGGTCGAGTCCGGGCTGGGCGACATCAACTCCGACGAACTGATGGCCCGGCTCAGGCACGACCTCGGCGAGGAACTTGCCGACTGCTTCGTGTACGCGATGCTGATCGCTCATCAATGGCGGATTCATTCTTTCACTGTGTCTGGTTGTCTTCAGGGCGTAGACAACAACAGCAATCTTGAGTATTATCGCAAGACAGCCGGAAGCGGATTCAATGGCTTCATGCGACTGAGCATAGTCTGCAATAGCATGTTCGAGTATGAGTCCAACGGAGGATGCTATCGAGACTCTCGTGAAGATTATGTCTCTGAGGTGATCGTCTGGATCACCGTCCTTGCCGAACACCACGGCATCGACTTCGAGACCGCCATCATCGAGAAGTTCAACGAGACCTCATCCAAGTCAGGGAGCAAGATTTTCCTATGAGACCGAATCTCATCTTCGTCATGGGTCCGACTTGCTCCGGCAAGAGTACCTTGTTGCAGATCGCCTCGCAGATGTCGCCCAGCGTCGGCCTTGTCGAGGTCGGCAAGATGCTCCGCGCCAAGTACCCGCCCTCTCACTTCGCGGGTCAGTGCAACCCCGCCCACACGGCGGGCGAGGCGTGGGATCTCTGTCGCTCCGAGGTGGACCGCCTGACCGAGGGCAGGAAGGGCATCATCCTCGTTGACGGCCAGCCGCGAGATCGGCACCATGTCGAGAAGATCTACGAGCACTTCGTCCGCAAGGGCAAGTACAAGGTCCGCTTCATCCTCGTGGACGCGGAACTCGCCGAGCGAGAGCGTCGAGCCCGAGCGTCACGCTCCGGCGAAGACCTTGAGACCCTGGCCATTCCCCGTCTCACGAACGACATGATCTCGAACTACACGGTCATGGTCGAGATCATCAAGCAAGGCGGGAGCATCGAGGTCTTCGACTCCACGAACATGAAGCACATGTCCCCGTCTGACATGTTCGCTCCATTGATCCGCGACATCATCTTCAATGCGAAGGGCTGAACTTGGGCACGCAATTCCCCACACCACGAGATGCCAGCAACCATCTGCTGGCGGCGATCGACACCATCCTCGGCGACGGGTACAAGATCAAGGGCATCAAGCCCGAGGAGGTCATCATCGAGCACGAGCCGCCCGGCAACGACATGGCCCCGCTCGACGAACCGACCGGCCCCGTGCCCGATCAGTCCTTGGCCATCGCTCTGGGCATGGGCAAGGGACAGGGCGATCTCTCCAACTGCTGCGGTGCTCTCACCGAGATGAAGGGCACCTGCAAGTATTGCATGAACTGCGGAAGTTCTGACGGATGCTCTTGATTTAGATCCCGATCTCCGTCACATCCTTCTCTCGGAACCGACCGCCCATCCTCATCTTGACATACTCAGAGAAGTCCTTCTGAGCGATCCGGCCTGCCGCCTCGCGGAAGCCGGACATGCCGCCCCCTTCGTTCTCAAAGAACCGAGTGGGCGGTGTTCGTTTACGGATCTGCTTCGTGATGATGACCGGCGAATCGTAAGGGTCGCCGCCCGCCTCGATCCACGCCTGACGCACCAGCCAAGCCCGCAGGAACTCCTCACGGCTCAGCGACCGCAGGGACGACCTACGGCGGGGCGTGGTGCCTTTGACGCCTCTGCGGGGATCGTTGCGGGGGTCTTTCCAGAAGACCATGTACGAGCCCTTCACGAAGGGCTTGCGGCCATCGTGGGCGTAGACCGCCCAGTAGTGCGGGATGCGGACCCTCGCCTCGATCGTGAACGCCGCCCGACTGCGGCGAGTCGAGCGAGCGACCTCAAGGTACATGGCCCGGGACAGGGTACCGCTGACCGCACGGACGCGAGGGCGGGCGATCCGAAGGGCCGCCTCGCCCAGCCGTCTCGCCAACCTTCGCTGGAATCGAAGGTTGTCCAGTGTCATCGAGATGCCTTCCGAAGAATGGTCAGGTCAGTGATGACGCCCTTGGCGATCGCGTAGTTGTGGATGTTCTCCTTGTTCTCCGCGCGAGGCCACTCGCTAGGGTCGGCGTGAACCCAGCAGTCGATGACATACGCCCTGGGCGTGATGACCCCGACCTTGCCGAAGATCAGGTATTCCACGGCATCGTCGTTGTTCTCGTGGTGGTCGAGGAACTTGATCTCCACCACATCACCGATTTGGGGAATGACCTTCTTGACTCGCCGTTTGGGCTTTCTCATTTGTCCCTCGCGTAAACGCTGGCCATACCTGCGAAGCCGTGCTCCCCATAACGCCACACATCGGCGCAACGGACGGCGTTGTATCCCTGCTCGTGATGCCACGCATCAGACTGGGCCAGGGACGGGTTGATGCGGAAGGTCACTGAGCCCACCGAGTCCACGGTCACTTGGTCGATCTGCTTGCGGTGGTGCTTGTCTCCCGTGTGCCACTCGCGGCATACGGCACCGTTCCAGTGCTCGGATGCCTCGTCGGCCATGATGCGGAATGTCTCTTTCGGGTTGATCTTGTCGCCGTGGGTGAAGCCCAGCAGCGTCTTGCCCCATGTGCGGTACTTCCGCACGCCCGGCCCGACATCGACGCTCACGCGGGGATCGTTCCTGTACCTCTGCTTGAGCCAGTGGCACAGATGCAAAGAGGCAACCATGTCGTGGTTGCCTCGCACCAGAAGGATCTCGATGTCGTCGCAGAACTCAAGAGACCTGTCCACCTGATGAGCGAGCACATCATGGCAGGCTCGGAGCACGCGAGGGTAGCGGGAGTCTTGATCGACGGTGACTCTGCCGCTGGATGTCTCGCCTCGGTAGTTGTCGAAGTGCATGAAGTCGTTGCCGACCGGGATCAGGATCTTCCCGATCTCGTAGCGACCGACATCATCGAGGATGTCGTCGACGGCGTTCTTGGCCCGCCGCCCGGCGATGTTGGTGTCGTAATCCTTGCCGACTTCCTCGCCCCAGCAGAGCGAGCCGATGTGCGCATCGTAGAGGCCGAAGACCGCCAACTGAGCCAGCGGCGTGATGTCCTTGATCGCACGCTTCTTCGGGGCCGGAAGCGGTTTGATCCGCTCGGCCAACACCTTGGCCACGGCCTCGACGCTCTCGGGGACGATCCGCTCGATCCAGATCTTCAACTGGCAGAGCGTGACCTTCTGGGCCGTCGCCGTCTCCTTGTCGCCCTTCTTGTAGAAGCCCTGCCACTGGTTGGGGCTCAGCCGCGTGACCCGCCAGCAGAGCGGGTCAAGGTCGTACTTCTTCAGGATGTCCTCGGGCGAGGGCATCTTGTAGTCGGTGAGTTCCAGCCAGCCGGTGCCGCTCTGGATGTCGATGTCCCCCTTGACGCCCACGGGCGGCGGGGTCTCCTCTCGCTTCTTCTCCACCCGCTCTGACGCGACGATTCTCGAACGGAGAGTGCTCGGGGGAATACCGAGAGCCCTGGCTGCCGCCGTGGGCGTGCCGTGCTTCTCCAACGCCTCGCGAGCCTCGATGAGCAACTCATCGGAAATTCCCGGGTTTGCCATGCTTAGTCCTTTGTTCCGGCCTTCAGATCTCGGCCTTCGTTCTTGGCCTGCATGGGAGACTGTCTCATGCGAGAGACAGTATCCATTGTTCCGACATCAATCTCGTCGGTGATCTTCTTCAACTCGAAATCTTCAGGGCTCAGGCCCTCGACCCCGAATCGCGGATCGGCGAGAGTAGAACCCAACGCCTGATAAAAAATCAACTGACGCTGCCTGATGCAGAGAAGTTGGAACGCCATGAGGGCGTTGGGCAGTTCGTTGGTCGCGCCCAACTTCCCGGGGATCTGGATGCCCGCGAGCAGCGGCGGGACCTTGTGGGCCGACACGATGCCGGTGGCGAGGTTCTCTCGGCTGGACGAGAGTTTGTCGAGGGTGTCGGACGACTCGCCGATGCGCTCGATCTGGATGTCGGCGTTATCGCTGAACTCCGGGATCTGAAGGGCGAGGGTCTTGAAAGTGTTGCCCAAGCCGATGTGGTTCTTGAGCGCGTCGGTGATGGCCTTCCATTCCGTGTCCCCGAACGAGATGCCCTTGAAGAACAGCATCATCTCCGGCACGCCTCGGTTCAGGTAGTAGTCGAAGTTGTGCTGCATCATCATCTGCATGAGTTCGATCGTGGCCACACACGAGAGCCATGTAGGCCGACCGTACCAGCGATCCTTCGACGACGGCATTCTAATCTGGATGACCTCGGAGACCGAATCCCTATCGACCTCGCCGGAAGTGACCATCTGGATCTCTGCACTGAGTTCGGGGGAGGCCAGTCGTTGGAGGAACTCTTCCTTTTGGCCGAAGGGCGCAAAGCGGAGCGGAGTCAGGTCCACCCCGTCGAAGCCCTCGACCTCGAAGTGGTGCGTGCCTCTGTTGTCTTCCAAGAAGATGTAGACTGATGGGGCCGGGATGTGGTGGATGCCGGTGATCTTCCCTTGGTCGTTGCGGACGATCTCCAAGTATCCGGCCCCGGTGTGCTCGAAGTCCTGACCGACTTGCAGCAGAGTATCCATCCAAGAGATTCTGCACAGAGGATTCAGAATCTTATCAACTTTGGCAAGAGTCTTCTCCGGCTCAGGGAGATCCCTTACTGAGAGCAGCGGAGGATCTCCTGCCAGAGTCAACTGCTTCACCTTCTCACGGTACTCTTTCTCGGCCTCCGTCACGAAGCCCAGCCCCACGGTCGCCCCGACCTTGGCAGAGATACAAGCGGAGTGATACTCGTTAGCATCGTCAAAGTCGATAACCGCCTGCATGTCGAAGGGGTGGTACCGGCGGCCAGGCATGGTGCCCTGCTTGGACGCCGCCTCCCGCTGGGCGGGAACCTCCTTGCGGAGCAGGGCGTTCAACAATGTGCCCTCTCGGGGCATCGGGAAGAGGTCTTTGTGCATTCTGGGCACTGCCAAAGTCCTCTGAACGGGTCCGTCGTTGGTGACTTGCTCTGCCATGCTGGATGCCCTCAATGTGCTAGATATAGCAACTTGTTTTCTGGGACTAGAAACCGCCCGTGCGGATAGTATACTGCCTAGGCCACAAATCCAACTGCCCTCTTGCCTTGCGGAGACGAAATGGCAAAGTTCAAGATTGTCAAAGCCAGAGTATCATTTATCTCGCTTTGTCAGAGAGGCGCAAATCGTCTTCCTGTCATGTACAAGTCCGAGGACGATCTGGTGTACTTCGATCCGATCGTCAAGGCCGACATGGAGCAGGGCGAACTACTCGCCGTGGTCTACGCCCCGAACTCTGTGGACTCGCAGGACGAGTACGCCGACGCCGAGACGATCCGCGACATGGCCCACAACTTCTCGAAGAGCGGCCTCGGTATCGACATCAAGCACAACAACACGGCCCTCCCCAAGGAGCAGGCCCATGTGGCTGAGTCGTTCATCATCCAGAAGGGTGATCCTCGATTCGCCGAAATGAAAGACTACAGCGGGAACCCGGTCGATGTGACCGGCGGCTGGGGCGTGGTCATCAAGATTGACGACCCCGATCTCAGAAAGCAATACCGCGAAGGAAAATGGCTCGGGGTCAGCATGGGCGGCCTCGCTATCAGAGAGGCCGTCAAGAGCGGCCAAGAAGGAGACCTCGATATGACCGCAGAAGAACTCAAGAAGGCACTGGCCGAGTCGGCCACCGCCACTGCCACCGCCACTGCCACCGCTGTCACCGCAGGTCTCACCGACCTGCTCAAGACGGCCAAACTCATCCCCGACCCGGCTGCGCCCGCCGACAAGAAGCCCGAGAACGCGGCCCCCGTGTTCAAGGGCGACATGTCCGATCCGGTCGCTCGCCGCAAGCATCTCCGCGATCTCAAGGTGCACGCCCTGACCAAGGACAACGACCCGTCTACCCCCGAGGGCTTCGAGGCCATCGAGAAGGGCATGGAGGAGATCGACGCCGAGTTCGCCGACCTGAAGCCCGTCAACTCGCCCCTCACCCCCGCCGAGAAGTCCGCCGGTTGCGAAGACACCGACACCCCCGATGTCCGCGCCCTCAAGACCAAACTCTTCAAGGCGCAGGGTCGCAGCAACCAGACGAACACCGGCGACGCCCCCGCCCCCACCGGCAACTTCATGGACTCCACCGACAAGGACGAGCAGGAAGCCATCGCCCTCATGTCCAAGATGGCTCAGGACGACTACGGCACCCCGGCCAAGGTCTGATCTTCTCCCTCACCGCACCTCCTTCTGAAAGAATCGCATGGCTTTCCAAAACAACAACCTGTACGCGGCTGGGACGACCAACAGTGCTCAGGCCGCCGTCATCCCCACCAGCATCCAGCCCAAGACCTTCGGTGCCGGTACTGGCACCCTCGTCCCCCTTCAGCCCCTCGCCTTCAATTCCTCGACCGGCTTCTGGGTTCCTTGGGACCCTGCGGTTGTGTCTGAGGAAGCCGACCTCGGCACCACCGGCACCGTCTCGGGCGGCACCTTCACCATCACCGTCAACGGTGAGACCACCGCAGCCATCGCATACAACGCCACCGCAGCGACCATCGCGGCTGCCCTGCTCGCGCTCGGCGGCATCGACCCTGGCGATGTGGTTGTCACCGGCGATATGCCTTCGTCGAACATTGCTTTCGGCGGTCAGTTCGTCGGCCAGAATGTCACGACCTCGGTGAACACCGCTTCCATCTCCGGCGGCGGCGCAGTCACTCTCCTCGCGACCAACGGCGTCGCGACCAACGGCGTCAACCTTATCGCGGGCTTCCTCTGGCCCAACGAACTCGAACTCAACGCCTCCGGCGAACTCATCGAGTCCGTTCTCATGGGCGGTCGCATCCTCTTCGACTCGATCCCGATCGTGTCGGGGCTCTACACCTCCAACCAACTCGCCGCCGCCCTCAAGGGCACCAATGTCCGCAAACTCGGATTCAACATCGAGGGTCTCCCCGGCTTCAACTAAAGCCTGAAGTACCTCGTCTTCTCAAGCATTCCTTCACGGAGATTCCCTCATGCCCCCGACCCCTACCGACTTCCTCAAGGTGCGCGCCATGACCGGCGCGGTCAACAAGGTTGACGCACCGAACCAGTTCCTTCGGCGTCTGCTCTACTCCAACACCCAAGCCCTGAGTACCGAAGACATCGAGATCGCGTACTTCGAGGCTGGCCGCAAGACGGCTCCGTTCGTCTCTCGCGGTTCCGAGGCCCGTCTGCTCGAAGGCGTCGGCAGCCGTCTCGCCACCGTCGCGGCCCCGAACATGCGAGTCAAGATGGCCTTCACCGGCGATCCGCTCCTGTTCACCCGCTACCCCGACACCAACATCTATGTGGATCAGAGCAGCGCGGCTGGTCAACTCTCCGCCGTTGGCCGGGCGATCAACCGAGACCTCGCCTACATGGAGTCTCAGATCGTCAACACTGAGGAGTGGATGTGCTCGCAGGCCCTTCAGCAGGACATCATCTATCAGGTCGCCGACAACGACAACTTCCGCATCACCTACCCCCGCAGCAGCGCGAACAACATCACGCTGCTCTCCGGTGAGGCGTGGGACAACGCTGACCCCACCCTGCCCCGCCCGCTGGCCAACATCCACACCGTCAAGCGCATCATGTCCAACGCCGAGGGCTTGCAGATCACCGACGCGATCTGCGGCATCAACGCGGCCAACGCCATTCTCGAACTCGCGGAGTCCGGCAACCTCCCCGCGTTCAAGACCGACTCGGGCGTGTCCGCAGGCACCCTGACCTTCACCTCGCAGTTCGATCGCGACGGCGTGGTGTTCCTCGGCACGATGGGCGGCGTCCGCTTCTGGGAGTACAGCCGCACTGTCTCCCATAACGGCGTCACCACCTCGATGATCCGCGACGACTACATCGAGTTCGTCTCTACCTCCGCCGCTTCCGAGCGTGTCATGTACTACGGCGCGATCCCCGACATCGAGGCCATCGAAGGCCGCAAGGTCGTCGGTCGCCGCTTCGCCAAGTCTTGGGTCGAGAAAGACCCCGCCGCTCGCATCTTCCTCGTCCACACCCGCCCGCTCCCCGTCAACCGTCGCCCCGACGCTACCGTGTCCATGAAGGTCACGAATGTCTGATCGTCTGTTGCTCTCGTCGGGTCGCCCGGTCAGAAGTGACCGGGCGGCCTTTTCCTGAACCTTTCAATGCACGGAGCAAAAGCATGTCCAAGATCCAGTATGAAGTCTCTCCCGGCCACTCGCTGCTTATCGGAAATAAGCAGGAGACCATCGCCGCACGCGGTTCTGATCGTCTTCTCGTCGGTCCAGCCCTCATTCCCGAGGGCATCCTGAGCGAGAAGGACATCAAGAACAAACTCGCCTCAGGTGCTATCCGCCCGAAGGGCATGGAGGCGTATGACCCTCGCCGCGCTGAACTCCTCGTCGGCCACACCACCGACCTCAGCAAGGGCGAGGCCCCGCTGCGAGTCACCGAGCAGAAGGGTACCGACGCCCCCAAGACCACGACCCTCCCCAAGGTCAACTCGAAGCCGTCGAACTGGATTCTTGATCCTGAGAAGATCAAGGACAAGACCCTCGACGAACTGCTCGTGATGATCTCGGATCGCACCGACTCGGACGAAGAGATCGAGGCGACCCGTGGGTTCACTCAGGAGGAAGCCGTCCAGTGGCTCTCTCAGGACTTCTCTCGTACCTCCCCGGCCCTTCGCCTCGCTCGCAAGGACTGATCGCTCATGGCCACCGCCCCGCTCTTCAACACGCTCGAAGTTCTGAAGGCAGGCTTGCGTCTGTCCGGTGCAACACAACCGGACTTTGACGCGATACTCGACCGCACCTTGCTAGAGGTGCGCGTCGGTTTCTACGACAAGTTGGGTGAGTCATTGATCTCATCCATCCTCACTACAACGCTCGTTGCTTCGCCCACCACCCCGGCGCAGATCGCTCGAACCAAGGCTTCGATCGTCGAGGTGCTCTGGGCGAAGTATTTCCTGCTGCTCGAACTCCCCACCATGTTCATGGACTCTTCGGGGCAGGCCGAGCAGGTCTGGAACCAAGAGGGCCTCATCAGGGAGAGCACCACCAGCAAGACCAACAAGTTGCGGGAAGACCTCTCTGCCCGCATCGACATGATGCTCGACGAACTCTCTGGCATCGCAACTACAGGAGGCGTTCGTGCAACCACAATCGAGCCCGGCCCACCTGATCCTCTCCGTCCCCGGGAATCAATTTCTCTCTTTAGAACTCACAACCTCACATGAGTCAAAGACTTCGTATTCAAGCCGCCGTCGTAGAGACTCTCAGAGCCACTACTTTCCCCGTCGTCGTGTACGCGAGCGACGGGACGCCTTCAACCACCGTGGTGGAGGACACGACGGAAACCTTGGTCGAGACCCCTATTCTTCCGATCCTGTGCAATGAAGTGTCCAGCATCTTCGAGGAAGACCTGCTCTACAAGCGGGGCGTGAAAGACAAGAAGAACAGTTGGACCTTCGAGGTCCGCCTTCGCTTCAACCGGGAAGTGCTGCTGGAAGACTTCGAGGAGGCGTGGATTGCTCGCCCCTACACCCTGCCTGCCGAAGGCGACCTGCCTCCCGTGACCCTCAGACTTCAGACCGCAGAAATCGAGCACCCCGTCCAGCAGGGCGGGACAAACGGCACCATCGCAAAATACACCTTCGAGGCCGAGCAAGGCCGAGGATAACTTTCAGGAGACTCATCCATGCCCGGCAGAAACCAAACTGGCGTTCCCAACACCGAAGACTACACCCTTGGCAGAGGCATCGTGCTCTTTGCCCCTCTGGTCAGCAACATCCCCGGCGCGTACCGAGACCTCGGCAACGCTCCCGAGTTCAACATCTCGATCGAGACCGAGACGGTCGAGCACCAGTCCTCACGACAGGGCCTCCGAGTCGTGGACAAGGAAGTGGTGATCTCGCAGAAACTCAGCCTCAGTCTGACGCTCGACGAGTTGAACCACGAGAACCTCGCCCTCGTGTTCTCCGGCGAATCGACCACCTTCACGAACCCGGCCATCGCAGGCTTCGCCGAGCACGAGATGATCGCGGCTGTCGAACTCGGTCGCCACTACGACATCAAGAACGCCGCAGGTGCTCGCGCGTACGATGTGCTCACCGCCGATCTCCTCGTCGAGAACGCCGACACCCCTGGCGTGCTCGTGGAGAACACCGACTACACCCTCGATTCGGCCACCGGCACGCTCTTCTTCCTGTCGAGCGCGACAGGCATCTCAGCGGGCGAGGCCGTGGATGTCACCCTCACCGCCCGCCCCGCCGCAGGCACCGTCGATGAGGTTCGCGGCCTCTCCACCTCTGCGGTGGTCGGTGCCCTCAAGTTCATCTCGATCAACCCCGCCAACGCGGATAAGAAGGTCGAGTACCAGTTCCACCAGGTCTCTCTCAAGCCCACCGGCGACTTCTCGCTCATCAGCGACGAGTTCACCACCATGACCCTCGAAGGTGCCGCCGAGCGCAACCTGATCGCCAGCCCGCTCTCGCCGACCCTGACCGTCCGCACGGTCGTCTAACACCCCTACAATTTCCGGTCCCTTTATTGGGATCGGATTTTTTCACCCAAAGGAGCAGACAGATGAGCAGTTGGAAAGACAAGTTGAACTTCGGCGAGCCCACGAGCATCGAGCACGAGATCGCTCCCGGCAAGAGCGTCAAGTTCTTCCCCGTGAGCGTGAAGACGCTCTTCAAGATGCAGGCGTTCATCAAGCCGCTGAGCAAGGCTCTTGTGGCTCTCACATCCGACAACAGCCGTGACGCTGGCCGGATGATGAGGGATATCGGCCAGCCGTTTCTCCTGCCCAACGGCAGGCCCTTCGAGCAGACAATGCCCGACGGCAGCAAGTCCGTGCTCCGCGACACCGAGACCATCATCGAGGCGATCACTCCCGAACTCGCCGCCCTGCGGGACGGCCAGAAGTCCAAGGCCGTCGAGGAACTCGTCGAGGCCCTGATGCTCGACAGCAACCTCAAATCGCTCGCGGAGATCGTCACCGACTCCATGCGGTTCGACAAGGGCACCGCCCCGCCGCCCGATGAGATACTGGACCAATTGCCCTTCCCGGTGTTCTGCGAGTGCGTGGTCGGTGTCATCAAGGCCAACAAGGGAGTGTTCGAGCCCCTGGGAAAACTGATGGCCCCGACGCTCGAAAGAATTCAGGCAAGCGTCGGCCAGCGGGTAGGCGACCGGGCCGAGGGTCCGAGCCTGAAGATCAATCAGGATGGCGAGACCTCTCCGACACCCTCGTAATGCTGGCCGAAAGAGGCCATGCTATGGAATGGCTTCTTGACCTCGATGTGAAGTCCTTTTGGGCTCTCTCCAAATCTTCTGAAAGGGTCAATGCGGCTAACACGATTCAGCAAACCTTGGGCCTTCGAGTCGCTTCGCAGGGAACGGCCAAGGTGCTGAAAGACTGGCTCAAGCCATTCAGAGAAAAGGTGGAAGTCGCAGGTGACTCTGCAAGAGACTTCCTCAGCAAGTTCGGAGAGGGATTCTAATGACTATCGACCGTGGCGGCCTTGATTACCCGATCATCGTCAGAGACAAATTCGCCAAGCCGCTCGATCGCTTCATCGCGAAGATCGACAAGGCGAGAGCGTCCTACGACAGGTTCAAGGCTTCCACGGTCGATGTTGCTTCTTCGGCTGGCGTCGAGAAACTCAACACCGCTGCCGAGAAAACCGACAAGTCGATGTCGAAGTTGTCTCGGTCCTCGACGCAACTCTCGCAGAGCACCAAGCAACTCACCCGTCAGGAAGAGAATAGACGCCGGGGCATCGAACGACTGAACAAGGAGGCCCGCACCCGCGAGGTCTCCGAGCAGCGGGCACTCGTCTCCGCTCGTCGCCAGTTCCAGTTCCAGCGTCAGACCGCCTCCGCTCTCCGCGCCCGCGTGGCCGCCGAGGAGCAGGTCACTCGCGTCATCGACCGCAAGGCCCAGCGTGAGCAGGTCTACCGCGTCCTTCAGGAACGCGGGCTCGCGACCGACAAGAAGATCCGGCAGGAACTCGGCCTGCTCACCACGGCGGAGAAGCGGCTGCAAGCCGCCCAGCGTCAGCGTCGGTCGGTCGTCGATTCGCTCCGCAAGGCGCAGGCCGAGGCGAGCAACCAGAGAATCCGCCAGATCCGCGCCGAGACTCAGGCCCTCAACATCCTCAACCGAGCGAAGATCACCGAGGCGAGGAACGACATCCTCCGCGCCCGTGGTCGCGAAGACCTGATCCCTGGTGCTCGCCGAGCGTCCGCCGTCGAGACGCCTCAGAAGACCATCACGCTCTTCGATCGGCTGAAGGCCCGACTGTCCGACACCGACAACCAAGCCAACCGCGTGGCGTTCACCTTCCGCCGCCTCTTCGGCATCCTCGCGGCCTTCACGATCGCCCGTCAGGCCGTCGCCGCGTTCGCAGGGTCCGTCCGCTCCCTCGTGGACGCGAGTGCTCAGATCGAGACCACGGCCCTGGGCATCGCCTCGGTGCTCGTGTCGGTCGCTGACATCCGGGACGCCAGCGGCGCGGCGGTGGATGCCGTCAAGGGCCTCGCGATCGCTCAGGGCGAGGCTCGGCGTCAGACCCAGTTGCTCCGCAAGGACGCCCTTGCCACGACCGCTACCTTCGAGGAACTCGTCGAGGCGTTTCAGGTCGGCCTTGCCCCCGGCCTGCGGTCGGGCCTCGATGTGGATCAGATCCGCGTCTTCACCCGCCAGATCTCCTTGGCCGCCGCTGCCATCGGTCTCGAACAGCGTCAGTTGGCCGAAGAAATCCGCTCGATCCTCGGCGGCACGATCAGCACCCGCAACACCCGCATCGCCACGGCCCTCGGCATCACGAACGACGAGATCCGTCAGGCCCGCCAGACCGGCACACTCTTTGAGTTCTTGCAGGAACGCTTCAAGGGCTTCGATGCCGCAGGTGCTCAGGCAGCCGACACCTTCCGAGGTCTTGTCGGTCGCGTGCGAGACGGCTTCCGCCTGCTGCTCGCGGAAGGCGGCGTTGACTTCTTCGAGGAGATCAAGAACACTCTCAGAGACTCTCTGAATGCCGTTCAGTCTCTCAATGCCTCTACAGGCGAACTGCAACTCAACCCCGTCTTCGTCGAGGCTGTGCGTCTGGTCACGAACGGCCTGAAGAACGCCGTTTCCGAGTTCCGCGAGTTCACTTCTTCCATTGGAAGTTCCGAGTTGGTGGCATTCGCCAAAGAAGTGGGAGGGGCTTTCTCTCTCACCGCCTCACTCATCAGCACAATCGTGCAAGGAGTCGTGCAGGGCCTTCGCGTAGCGGGCAGATTGGTCTCAGGTATTCGTCGGGCGGTCAGAATTGTTTCTGATCTGTTCCAGTTCGACACCGGCAATTTCGAGTTCATCCTGAAGACCCTGATCTCCATCGCCACTGTGGCCACGGCCATCAACGCTGTCTTCTTCATTGCGGCCCTCCCGCTGAAGGCCATCGTGCTCGCGGTCTCTACGATCCAGGGCGTGCTCTCCGCCATCATTCCGCTGGTATCTCTGCTGGCCAGAGGCGTGGCCCTTGTCGGCGTGGCCGCCGCCGCGAACCCGATCATCCTGATCCTCACCGTGGTCTTGGGTCTCGTGGCTTTCCTTGCTTACCAGTTCGGCCTCCTCGACGGAGTGCTCCGTACTGTCGGCAAGACTATCAACAATGTCTTCTCTTCTGCTGAGAAGAAAGTCACTACCCTCATCGGCAAAGTGACCAAGGAGACGGAAGTTGGCCTTGAGGGCATCATCCTCAACACGAGTCAGGCCCTCGACAAGATCGGCGACAAGGTTGCCGAACTCTTCAACGACATCCGCAATCTCTCCGAGCAGACGAGCATTGAGTTCGTCTTCGACGCCCAGTTCAACTTCGACTCCCCGTTCATCCGCATCGCCAACGACCTCCGCAAGGCCAGAAAACTTGAATCCGACCTGCGAAGAGAGGCCGATCAGGAGGCTCAGTCTTCTTTTGAGTCTTTCGTTGATTTGCAAACGAGAGCAAACCGGATCTCCCGAGAACTTGCCACCGCAGGTTTCGGCAAGCCTGACTTGGAGACCGCTCAGGCGTTGCTCGAACTTGAGAAGGGTCGTCTCAAGCAGTTCAAGGATATCGAGACCGTAATTGACAGCCTGCGGGCCAAACTCACGGAGACCTCCGACCTCTCTGTGCTCGGGAAATTCCCTACGGGGCAAGAGATCTTGGATCTCAGAAAGAGGGACGAACTCCAAAAGGATCAGACCAGAAGCCTGATTGCACAGTTGGAGGTCAAGAAGGATCTTCTGAAAGCAGACGCGGACAGGGCAAGAATCAACGAACTCTTGCTCTCGGAATTCATCCGTGCCGAAGGCGGTGCCAGGGCCGCCAGAGATCAGGACAAGAAGGCGGTGGAGGCTCGCCTCTCCCTTGAGGGCGCGTTGCTGGCCAACGCTATCGCTCGCTCCCGCGTCGAACTTCAGACGGCCAACAATACCCTCCGGGAGGAACTGGCCCGTGAGAATGCCGTCAACCTTCGCTCCCGCGAACTGACTCTGGCCCGACTGTCGAACGACTTCGCCTCGGAGCGTCTGATCCTTGCTCAGCAGGCGGTGAATGCCGCTCAGTTCGAGACGGACATCCGCCTCGCGGGGCTTCAGGCTTCTCTCGATCAGACCGAAGCATCCCTCGCCCTCACCCAGTCCGAGATCGGTCGTCTCAAGGCACTCGAAGCGTCAGGCGATCTCGTAGATGGGCAGGCCCAAGCACTTCAGCAGGCAATCTTCTTCGAGCAGCAATTGCTCGAAAGCCGCACGCTCCTGAACGATCAGATCGAACTCACGAAGATGAAGACCGCCGAGCAGAACCTTCTGCTCGAAGAACAACTCCGCTTCCAGCAGTTGGCCGTCGCCAACCCCATCGGTGCGGCGTTCGTTGACAGTCTCGCTCAATCCTTCGCCGATGCGTCGGACCTCTTCACTCGCTTCCGCGACATCTTCCTCTCCGGCGTCAACGGCCTCGCCGAGGAGATCTCCTCCGCCATCGTGGATGCCTTCGACCCAGGGGCGGACACCAGCATCCGCGAGCGTCTGGCCTCCTTCCTGCGGGGCATCGCCCAGCAGATCATCGCGACGCTGCTTCAGATCGCCATCACCGCCGCGATCCTCAACGCTCTCTCGGGCGGCATCCTCGGCGCAACGATCGGCTCGTTCGCCGGGCAGGCCCTCGGTCGAGGGTTCAACGACGGCGGGCCGATCACCTCCGCCGACAGGCCCAAGGCCCAGCGTCGTCACCTGTCGCACGCCCGTGCTCGCGGCTACGCCAGCGGCGGGATGCCCGGTCGTCCGAAGAACCTCCACCCGAGCGACAAGATCCCCATCTGGACCGCCGCGAACGAGTGGGTCATCAGGGCGAAGAGCGCGGCGAAGGCTGGCTGGGACGCGATGAGCGTCATCAACAACGGGAACTTCGAGGCCCCGCTGCTCCGCGCCGCTCTTGGGCTCTCGTCCTCCCCCGTCGCAGGGGCCGCTGTGGCCGCTTCCCGTGGCCCTGGCTTCGCGGACGGGGGAAGAATCGCCCCCGCCGCCGCAGACCGAGGGGTGGGCTCTGGTGCCCCGAGCGTGGTAGGGGCCGTGGTTGCCCCCACGAACGAGAACTTCTCGCGTATGCTTGAGGGTGGGTCGGCAGCGATGCGGCAGTTTGTCATCGAGCACGCTGAAGAATTCCGCTCTTGGATCGGAGTCTGATAGATGTCATTCGAGGTGCCCTACCCTGCTTGGTGGATCTGGACAACGCCCGGCATCGAGGCGGTGTTTGACCACGCCATCTTCAGCAATCCGAAGGTGCCGATCTTCTTGCGGCTGCGAGCAGATCGAACAGGTGCCCTGACTCAGACATTCCCTCCTTTCGACGACGCCGGAATCTCCCCGTACAGCGGCACAGGCCAGTACACTGCTCAGACCATCTACGGTGTCGGAGATTCCATCCCTACGATGGAGGCCCGTGCCGCTCTCGCAGGAGAGTCCCTAGGTAAGCGGACATACGACTGGATCAAGTGCATCCGTGCAGGGTATCCCGACAAGCCTATTTCGCTCTTTTGGCAAAACTTCGGCAATGTGCAGTCGGACGATGTGACTGACTGGAACAACTCAGTGTCTTTCTTGCGATCGGCCACCGACGCTATGACAGACAACGGGGCTATCGCGACTTCTGCGATCCTCAACAACCCATTCAGTGCTCAGGCCAGAAACCTGAATCGTATTGTGACTCAAGCCGCAGCAGACTTCCTCGACGCCAACCTGAGCGAAGACGATAAGAACGCCGTGGTTCGTCTCCACTTCGATGTGGAACAAGGGTACGCCTTCGGAGGCATCCTCGGAGACGGAGATGACGGGTGGCTTCCCGCCCTCGTGCGAGGGACCGCCCATGCGAGCGACATCGCTCGCTACGAGAACGAGGACATCTTTCACGACGGCACTCGTGGCTGGACCCTGAAAGAACTCTACGAGCGAGACTACGACGCTCTCATGGCGGAGATTCAGGTCATCCCCGCCGGAGGTACAGGCACCGCCCCCGCTACGGCGGCGATGCTTCTCAATGAAGAGCCCTTCGACGCCACAGCAGGCATCCAATCCTACTCAAACTCTGTGATCCGTGATTGGGCTCGCCGAAGCATCTACGACCTGACCAGAGCGTACTGCATCGAGTATTCGATCATCCAACCTCTGAAGGAGGTCTTCCCCAACGCATTGTCGAGCGAATGGGGGGTGTGCCAGTCCGCGCAAGATATCAGTGAGACTACGCTTCGAGACCCTGTTAGATACAGCAGCACAGACCGCTACTACGAATCTAACAGATATCAGGCCGACCATCCCCTCGACTACAACAACATCATCCTGTACCTCCCCGATACACACCCTGTCGGGGATTTCGGCCCGCTCATGCCCGATGTTTATTCGGGCCTATCAGAAACGATCGAAGATTTCCCAGAGGCGATTGTCAGGGCTTGGAGTGAGAATACTCGAAGAGCGATCGCCGGGTCTCCTAAGCCGTTCATCCCTTGGGTAGATTTCCCTGGCCGAACCAGAGAGATCTCCACCTTCTCGGGGTCTTCGCTCGGAGACTACACCCGGACGACCACGGATTGGCTTGCTCAGAACAGGGCACTGCTCAGCCGCGGCGTCACCGAAATCCTGATGTGGAATATCATCAGTGCTTCCGCAACCGAAGAACAATACTCTACTCTGCTAACTACCGTAGACGCCCTTATCACACAACTTGCGGAAGAGGTGGCCGACGCCACTCAGATGTTCCCGGGCGATGCCGTGCCTTCGACCATTCAGCCAAACAACGACGGCGGAGATGCTTGGGCGTTCGCCGAACTCTTCCTGTGTGATTGGTCTTCGTCTGTTCGAGTTTCGAGGACATACACGACAAACATCACCTCGGCTCGCAGTGCTGCTGAACAGAGATACTCTCTCTTCGACAAACCGATCATGTCGCAAGAGACTACCATCCTCGCGGGCGGGGGATCTTCCCCTGAGAGGCAGGTCAGTTCTCTCAAGGCAATCGCTCAGCGTCTCACGAAAGCCCGAGGCTATTGGCCCATCTACTCTGACGAGTTGACCGTGGCCTCCGTCGCGGAGACTGGCGACACGCACATCGAGTTTTCTGGGCTCGGCCTCCGTCGCGTGGAGGCGGGCTCCTACATCGTGGTGCTTCGCGGATCAGAAGACGAGAACTATTTTCCGCACGACTCTGACTTCCTTGTGATGCAAGTAGTCTCTGTGGCGGGAGATCTCGCCGAAGTGGCTTCTCTGGGATCTGAGATCCCAGCAGGGACCAAAGCGTACCCCCTGATGCTCTCTCGCGTGGATCTCTCGGTCGGCGGGCAGGCGTTCACCGACGCTCTGATCGAGATGAAGGTGCAACTCTCCGAGCAGCCGGGCGATATGCAAACGCGGACGATGGCCGATGCAAACACGGTCCCTTCTGGCGTACAAACCGGCCTATTCGGGCTCCCGATCTTCGTCCCTGCCCTTGCCGCCAACGAGAACTGGACATGGGGCTTCGTGCGCCGCGGCGAATCCTCGACCACAGGCATCACGAGCGAGACGGAGACCTACGGCTCTCGCGGCCTCTACACCTCTTCATTCTTGAACCGCTCGCTCACCCGCGAGGATGCGTTTGCTCTCATCCGCTTCTTTGACTCTCGCCGAGGCCGGGCATTTCCCTTCTGGTATCTCGACCCACTGAGCGAGTACCGCGCTTGGACCGGCGTGACCTCCGGCACGAGCATCATGGCCCGCGTCGGCGGCATCAAGGCCGACAACGACCTGAAGCCGTACCTCTACATCACCAAGACAGACGGCACGACACTCATTGCCGATGTCTCCTCGTACACGCTTGTAGAAGATGACCTCTTCACGATCGCCTTCGATGATATCGGAGAGTCCCCCGCCGCAGATGAGATCACCAAGATCGGCGTGGCGTACCTGTCCCGCTTCGACTCTGACACGCTCACCGAGCAGTGGGCTACGACAGAGATCATGGACGCCTCGATCTCAGTGGTCGAACTGGAAAACGAGAAGAACCTGACCATCCAGTACATCGACGCGGGCGAGACGATGGATCTGCTGACACAGTGGACGGCGGGAAGTTGCTTTGCCCCCGAAGAGCCCATCCCCGAGGGCATCTACTGTGGCCCCGAGTATTCCTCGCCCCTGTCCCCCGAACTGTGGCGGTATGTGCCTGATAGCGGGGTCTGGGAAGATCTCTCCGGCCTCATCACTACGGGAGTGTCTTTCTACGATCCTTGGGTTCGTGCCTTCAACATGAGCCGCTTCGACGACAAGGCCATCTACCTTTGCGGCAATGTGAAGCGAATCGGCAAGGGCGGTGATCTCTGCGAAATCATCCGCTTGTCGAGTTCGGGTATGCAGTTGCTTGGCATGAACTCCTCCACGATCTGCAACAACCCCTACGCTCCCGACTACCCCGGGCTGGTCCACTGTCTTCAGGTTCATGGCAGCGAGTGGTACGCGGCCATGTCCTTCACCATCGGGGTGCCTGCCGATTTCACTAACCGAATCGTCATCTTCAGACTCAATGAGGAAGACAATTGGGAAGTATTCGCTACATCGGATGTTCTGAATGCCGTCACCCCCCTGAGGTTCCGTTCCAAGGAGGACACAGACAACCTCTATCTATGCTGCGATAACGCCCTCTATGAGGTCTCCTCCGGCACCTTCGTTGACATGGGGTTCGAGTTCGAGGTCAACGATCTCATCCCCTACATGACGAATGACGAACTCTGGATGACTGGTGCTGTGCCAGACGGATCAGGATCGAACTACGGCGGAGGCGTCGGCCTCATCGACGGAGTGGGCATGTTGTCTCAGCGAGGCGGGGGGTTCTTCAACAACCTCGCCACTACAGATGCTAATGTTAGACCTCTGATCGCATATCCGTCCGGCTCGTATACTGTAGGCCCTTCTCTCTACTACAACGGTGCTTACTATGTCTGTGCTAAGAGCGGGCATGTGTTCTACCCGAATGACACTGCCTTGGTTGCATACCTGACAGACTACGCGGGCACTCTACCCAACGGCACAGGCAACGCCACGCTCGGCACTTTCTCAGGCGGTCGCGACTGGACCCAATCGCAGGTCTTTCCAGCAGACACAGTATCTAACTCATACCCGCAAGACATGTGCGAGTACAAGGGAAAGATGTTCGTGTGTGGCAAGTTCAGAAAGATCAGGTCCGCCACAAACAACGCCGAGCACTTCGCCTGTAACAACAGCGAGTCCATCGACCGCGATGCGGTCTGGGCACCTGTGGCCGGTGCCCCCTCCTTCAGGAACAATATGGCCTTCTGCTGTGCGTATACTCACGACTGGACTGCCTGCACCAACACGCACGATAGGGGCCACCTCGCATGAGTCAGAGCACGCTTCAGACCGCCGCCGCAGCCCAATTCACCCAGTTGGTGGAGTTCACATGGGGAGAATCCAATGTCTCTCGCTACTGCCGCTGGAACACGGCACTGACCATCGACTCGCTCGTGTACTCGCCGGACCCCCTCCTGACCTTCAAGACCCTCAAGGCCCTCGACGGCGGCACGAGCGAGACGGACGGCGAGTTGGCGATGTCCTCCAAGAAGCAGCCGCTCGCCAATGCCGTGCGGCCCTTCCGCCATGCCAAGATCACGGTGAGAGTTTACGAGTACGCCCCGCTCGAAGGGCTGGCCTCGAAGCGACTGATCTATGTCGGCAAGGTCGGCAAGGTGAGGGCGAAGCGTCGGGCTTCAGGCACGCTTATCAAGGCGACTATCAAGGGCATCAAGACCGAGTTGAATGTCCGCCGCGTCGGCCTCCAATGCACTTCAACTTGCCAGAACATTTTCGGCGACTCAGACTGCGGATTTGACCTTGCAGCGAACACCATCGCTGGAACGGTCAGTGCGTTGAATGTCGATGGCATCAACACAAGAATCGCCATTGACTTCGCAGACTCGCCCAATCTCGGCAACGACCGCTTCGCTCGCGGCGTGGTGCGAGTGGACGGGCTGAGTCTCACGATCCGCCAGGTGTTCAGCGAAGGCACGAACCCCGATCCCACTGCCGTCATCGACCTGAAGGATGTTCCTCCTCCCGAGTGGGAAGGTGCCGCGTGCGCGTTCGTGCCAGGCTGTCGCCTTCGCCTCGAAGATTGCCGCGAAGCGTTCAGAGACAGGGAATCTCAGTTCCTCGCACTCGGGTACGCGATGGTCCCGTACAACCCCAACTTCTACGATGCCCCGGGCGGTGATGCTTGACTCGCTTCAAGACCGAGCAGTTCAAGTGGTACTCGCTTCCTGCGGAGATCGAGAAGAGGATCAATATCTTCGCCGACTACTGGCGAGGGACGCCGTACATGCCGGGCGTTCGCGTCAAAGGCGTCGGGGTCGATTGCGCCCAACTCGTGCCCTCATTCTTGGACTTCATGTACCAGAACGAGGGAGAGACGCCCATTCCCCGCATGTCGGGCGATGTAGGCGTCCACAACCACCGGGCGGCGTGGGGCACCGTCAAGGCGGTGCGTCTGGGCTACCCGTCCTTCGTGGTCAGGGACAACACGATCGAGCCCGGCGACATCATCATCACCCGCTCCACGGCTGACTGGGAAGGGCCTGCCCGCCACGGGCACGCTATGATCGCCATGCCCATGCACGGGACGGCGTTGCACGCGATCCCGCTGGGCGGAGTGACCGTCACCAGCCTCGCCGTGACCCGGGGAGGGATCGTTCGAGTGTACCGCCTGAAGGAGAAGCACAGATGGGCCTAGTCGTCGGCGCAGCCATCGCAATCGGCCTGCTGTTCCTCTCACGCCTCCTGTACAAGCCCCCGAAGGGCAACACAGGCGGGCTCGGGGAGGATCAACCTCCCTCGATCTCCACCCGTGGTGCGTGGATCGGCCTTCACTTCGGCATCGTCAAGAGCGAGCGAGTCGTCATCGGCTGGACGGGCGCACGCGAGGTCCGCAAGGAGAGCGTCCCGGGAGGCGGAGGCGGCAAGGGCGGAGGCGGCTCTGCTCCCAAGCAGGATGTCTACTACGAAGAAACTGTGCATTGGCTCGGCATCGGTCCCGCGAGATCGTTGCACGAAATCCGAATGAACGGCAAAATCATCTGGCAAGGGCCGATCTTCGCTGACGACACTCCCTCCGGCACCGAGATCACCATCGGCACCGAAGGCACCTTCGTCATCTACTGGGGCGAGGCGGATCAGCCCGTCAACACATACCTCGCGACGACCGACAAACTCGGCTTCGCCAGCAGACACCCCCGCATCGCCTACATCATGTGGAAGCCTCTCCGCTACGGAACATCTCCTACCCAGCCTCAGATGGAGTATGTGGTGGGTTGGAGTTGTGCCGGTTCTTCGTTGCAAGAGTCCGACTATCTGCTCGATGACGGCACTACTTCCGGCGTCAATCCTGCCCACATCCTCCACGCCCTCGCCAATGGCGGCAAGTTCGTCGGTGCGGGTCTGGCCTTGAACGAGATCGACAACGACTCCCTCGAAGCCCTCGGGGCCTTGATGCAAGCCGAACACCTTCCCGCCAACTTCAGCATCGAGGAAGGCCCCGAAGTCGCCCGAGCGTTCCAGCAAGTCTTGCAGGACTGCGGCGTGATGATGCCCGTGAGCGATGGTCGCTTGTTTTTCATCCCTCAGCGGTACGACGCCGATGCGGATGTGCCCGTGCTCGGCGACGATGTGATCCTCCCTCCCGACATCGAGCAGGAGAACGACCACTACCCCGTTGGCGTCACCCGCCCTGTGTTCACCTTCAAGGACGAGCAGGGCTTCAACTACCGCGAGCAGGACATCTCACTGAACGATTCGGGGCAGGAGACCGACCTTGGCCTCTCGACCTCCGAGCGAGTGCTTCTGACGACCTTCACCGCCCTGTCCGTGGCGTCCAAGGCGGCGAGGCGTCGCTGGCAGGAAACCTCGGTCATCGGGGAATACAAACTCAACGCCACTCGCGGGGCACGCCTGCTCCTGCCAGGGCAGCCGTTCATCCGCGAGGGCCTCGGGCAGTTCCGCGTGATCGGCATCAAGTCGTCCGATGAAGGGCCTGAGACCGAGATCGACTGTGTGCTCGATGTCTACGCCCTCCCAGACATCGAAGACGCTCTCTCTGGCGTCGGCGGGGGCGGGGTGGTATTGGCGGCGGCAGAGGACATCGCCTTCGACTTCTTCGAGATCCCGCCCGAACTTCAGACCGGCGCGACCGTCGAGGTCGGCGTCTTCCGTCTGCGGGCGCACAACCAGATCTTCTCGGCGAGCATCTACCTCTCGACCAACAACACGACCTACACACAGGTCGCCGACCAGACCCACTCGCAGGGCGGCCTGATCGAGGAGGATCTGACCGACCTCACCGAAGATGTCATCGTGGATGGCCCTCGCTTCGAGCCTGAGAACGACGACATGGAACAGGCCCTCGACCTGTCCTCCGACACGACGGCGTGGCAGAGCGGCAAGCAGGTGGCCATGCTGAAGAACTCCACGGGCGTGAAGGAGTTATTCTTCGTTCAGCGGTTCACGCCCATCGACGAGGACGACTGGCTGGCGTCCACGGGGTACTCTGACGGCGATGTTGTGCGTCCGACCGGGGCCTCGGGCCTTCGCTTCATCGCGACCACGACGGGCTCCTCGGCAGGTACAGAGCCCGACTGGCCCACGGAGGTGGGCGAGACCGTTATCGACGGCGGGATCATCTGGGAGGCCCACCGCTTCTCGTACCGCCCGCAGAACATGATCCGCGCCCGCTACAACTCCGAGAAGACCTACTTCGACGAGGGCGATCGCCTCTTCATTGCTGACGCGGACGACATTTCCCCGCTCACGATCGACGGGCTTGGCCCGGGGCAGACATTGTATGTCAAGACCGCCCCCAGAACTTCGTCTTCCCAGATTGATGTGGCTACAGTCACCCCTGTCAGCGGCATGATCTTCGGCGACCCGCTCGACACGAATGTGTATCGCGTGACCGATGATGGGAATGTCCGCAGCACTGACACAGGCAACACCAGAATCGCAGACTGAGGAATCAAATGGCACTGAACAGAATCTCTGACATGACCGCGATCGGATCTTCCCTGCGAAGCAACTCGCTGGTGGAGATCTCCCTTGACGGTGCCGGTTCCCGAAAGGCGACTGTCGCCGAGATCCTCGCCGGTCTCGGGATCGCTACATCGACAGTCGCCGGTCTCGGGGCCGCTACCACCGCGAACATCTTCAAGTACGCCACCGATGGCCGCAAGAGCGGCGAAGGTGTCGGCGTCGGCACCGGCGTGATGGTTCGATCCACTGGATCGGTTTGGCAGACTCTCGATGCGGCCACCACGGTCGCGGCCTGATTCGATTGTCTGCTCCGCCCCTCGTCGCCCATGTTTGCGGTGGCGAGGGGTTTTTCTTCTGCCTAGAATGGCATCACGCAACACCCTTACAAGGAGCCTCAAATGAGCAGCACAACTCTGTATCTCTGGGATCGAACCAAGCAGAAGGCCGGTTCTGCCTTCACGCTCGACCGCTCGAAGATCCGTCAGAACAAAAACGGCAACCCCGACATCCGCCTCCGCTACAACAAGCAGGGCGCGGCCAATGTCGAGGGCACCGTCGTCACGATGCAGGACGGCACCGAGTTCACGCTGGCGAACAACCCCGCCGAAGTCCGCCGCGCCCTCGGCGTGGTCGAGGCCGAGCCCAAAGGCTCAGCCGCCAAGCCCGTCTGATCCCTCGGGACGAGAGAGAAGAGACCCTACCGAGGTGGGGTCTTTTTTCATGCGCTCGGCGATCGCCTTGGCCCCGCCGCCGTGAGATCCATCGTCGTAGACCACGAGCACCACCGAGGTGCAGATCCCCTTGCAGGCGGCGCATTTCCTTCGCTGGGAAACACACCCTGGACCCGCCTGATAGGTGTGGGTGACTTTCAAGAACGGCTTCTTGCAGTTGGGGCATTCCATCGTCAGTTCCTCGTCGCGATCTTAGCGTTGGCGGGCACCCCATCATAGAACGCCAGAACGCACCCGTCCGCTCGGTCAGGCGACTCGAACCCTCTTTTTGTGTAGTCGTCTTTTGACTCAAGAATCAACTTGCCCTTGAGGTTCGTGTAGTATTGTCTCGTAGAGAGTTGTTGAAGCAGTAGCCTGTCCTTGGGAATGTAGCAATGTTGCTTCTTTACTCGCTTGGCCATGTTGAACCACGCCTGCGAGATCCTGTTGGCGAAGCCCATCTCCGACGACGCTCCCTGCGAGTGGAACTCCAACACCCGCTTGCCGCCCGTGTAGAAGTGCCTCATCATGGCCTGACCCATACCGCCCGCGTCCGCAACGAAGGTGGTCTCGGTGTTGCCCCAGCCCGCGTCCTCCTGCATCCTGAACGCCATGTCGAGGGCGTCGTTGGGGTCGATGCGAGCGCGGCAGAAGTGCTCTACGATCGCAGCACCTTGACGGCGGAAGATGGCGTTCTCATCGCCGCCGAAGCGGGCGAAGTCGATGCCGAACTGGCGGATGGTCTTGCCTTCGGGATGCACACGGGTCATCGGCACGAGCAGTTTCTTGTCGGTGCATCGTTCGAGATCCTCGGATGACATCACACAGTTCGGGTCAGAGTGCGGGAACTCGCCCTGCACGCGCACGCGATAGACATCGCTCTCCCTGCCGAACTCCTCCTCGATCTCCTTGTTTCTCGCAGGGTCGAACCACTCGGAGCGAGGCGTGTCTTCGGCGTTCCATGTGAAGCACTCCCACTTGTGACGCTGGGAGTTGAAGCAGTCGAAGAAGGGGCTGTCGCGAGCGTTGGGGTTGCCGATCTGAAGGAACACCGCGCCGGGGTTCGAGAGCGTGCCTCGGTACTGCTCGTAGATCGGTCGCGAGATGCCGGACGCTTCCTCGAAGAACACATGCATGTTCTTGTTGTGCTGGCCCTGCGCGTTCTCGGGCTTCGTCGCGGTGTTCAGCAGGCAGCCCCAGTCGCGGGCGTGCTGCCCACACACCCCGAAGCCCATGCCTGTGACCTCGAAGATCCTGGCGATGCTGGGATCGGCTCCTCGCAGGGTGCGGTTGATCTCGGCCAGCCAGACATCGCGGCACTGCTTCATCGTCGGGGCGGTGAGCACGACCTTGGAATAAGGCGACTCGATGGAGAGCCACAGGGCCGCCCAGCCCGAGGCGGTGGTCTTCCCCGGCCCCTGACCCGATTTGACCGCGATCCTCGGCGAGCCCTTGCCCTGACGGGCCAACTGGACAGCAAGGAGCAACTCACGCTGCTGCTCCGTGGGCTCTACATTCAGGGCCTTGCAGAACTCGAAGATGTCAGCGGAGATCCTTCCGTAGAGTTCGGAGAATTGTCTGGCGTTTCTCTTCATCTTCCGGTCTGGGACGCTCTCCACAGTTCAAGAGATGTGATGTCCTCTTGGAGTTCCTTTCGCTCTTCCTTGCTTATGAGAATCTCTTGCTTGAGATCTTGCACCACAGACTCTCGCTGCTCGCTGAGCGCGACCGCGAGGGAGAGGTTGTTGACGGAGACGCTCAGAGAGCCCATCTGCTCTCGCAAGTCACTGTAGGTGGCCGCCGCAATCGCAAGCATGACAGTGACCACGAGGGACAAGGCCCAACTGATGGATCTGTCGATGCGAGGGTCTCTGAAAATGCGAGTCTTTTCATCAGCCATTGAAAATCTTTCCGAAAAACCCTAGCGAAGTGCCAGGAGAAAAGAAACGAGAATTGGGGTTGAACACGCCAGGGATGGGGTCTTCCTCCACCGGCTGGAACGCGCCTGCCGCGAGCGGGGCGGCACGATTCATCGCCGTGCCGTTGATGTCGAAGCGGAAGTTGGTGGGGCGAGTCGTGACGGTGAGGGCGTTGCCGCCTTCGGCTGGCGTGAAGTCCAGACCCGCATAATCGGTCAGGCCCCAGTCCTCGGGATCATTGCTGGTGAGGACGATCGAGCCGTCCGATTCCACGACGCTTCCGTATGCGCCGTCGTCGTCAGTGACATTGCCGCCAAGCACGACTTCCGGGGCAAGCGTCAACTTGGACCGCAACTCCCCGATGGTGTTGAGCAGAGAGTTCTGGACAAGTATCTTCCTGCCGCCCTCGTTTTCAGCCGCCCCTTCGTCTCGGATAAAAATGCACGATGCCTCGTCAACACAGAACACGATCTGGCAGTTGGTAGTCTCGGCCTCGATCTGGTAGCCGGGCTGGTTGCCGATGTCGTTGCGGTAGTTGAACGCGCAGCCGAGGCCGACCACGGTGTTGTTGTGCAGCAGCGTGTTGTACGCGGTGCCGTTGTCCGCGTTGTTCTCGATGCGGTTATAACAGGCAACACCGCGACGGCTTACATTAGCCGCGTCGAGCGAGTACCAGTGGAAGCAGTCAAAGTGCGGGTCTACGGGCCACGCGGCGTCCACACCATCCGCGTTGTCGTGGATGTAGTTGCGACCAGCGAGCAGGCCGCGATAGCCCGCCTGCATGAATGTGCCGGAGTCGGTGAGTTCGTTGTTCCAACAGATCGCATCGAGGACGCCACGATCCTCGACGCCATCGTTGAAGTAGTTCCATGCGAAGCCGCGATAGGTGCCGGTGATGACGCACCCTATGGCATACACATAGTCGCCGTCGGTGCCGTCGGTCTGCTGCGTGTTGCCCGCCGCCATGTCCTTGCGTCCGTTCAGCGGCGACAGGACCGTGCACACCCGTTCCTCGTCCTCACCGGGAGACCCGCCACCATCGTTCCACTGGTAGATGGTGTTCGTCTGGTCTCGCGTAATGCGGTAATACTCGAAGTTGCCACGACGAGCGACATTGGCGCCAAGGCCAGCGTTGCTGTAGGTGACATCGGTTTCGTCGAGACCGTCGGCGGGCCGGAGCATGATAAGATGCTCGTGCGCCGTTCCGGTGCCGCCCGGTCGGAAGTTCATCTCCGTGTACGGATATGTTCCCGCCGCGTGGATCAGTTCAACCGGCTTGGTGGTCGCGCGAACGGCTGTGACAAGAGCGGCGGCAGCGGTCGTTGCGTAGGGATTGCCGCTTGAGCCGTCGCCGGTAGTGTCGTTTCCCGTGGGCGACAGGTGAATCTGGAGCGGATCGGCGTGCTTGAGGATCGTGAGCGTCGGGAACGCGGTGCCGTCCGCATCTGCGGTGATCCAGTTGTCGTCGTAGTCCTGAACCTCCCAAGTCCAGTCGATCTCCGTTCCGTCAGACTCGGACGACAGCCCGCCCAGTTCGCCGCCCCAGAACTCGCCGTATCCGTCATCGCCGAGGTATGCAAAGGGCTGCACCCACGCCGACGCTGACATTGTGTGAGTGTTCGCCGTGGAGACAGATCCGCCGTGTGGCGTGAACGCAACGCTCTTGGGGGTGGATGTGCCGCCCTCGAAGAACTTGAAGCGGATGGCCTTGATGCCGTGCCACTCGTCCATAGCGAACACATTGACCGGGGTGGTGTCCACCTTCACGGGCCGCTTGTGCAGCGTGGCCGAGACCACGATCGGGGCGGGGGCAAAGCGGGTGAGTTCGTTGCCAGCGGTGAGCGCGCTGCTGTTGGTGATGTTTGCTGTGGCGTTGGTCGTACCCTCTGAGTAGAAGGCGTCGGGCGTGCTGTCGTCCTGCCACAGCCGCTCGGCGATCGTGTAGGTCAGCGTCTCGTCTGCGAAGATGCGACCGCCCAGCGAGTAGGTGCCGAGCACATTGCCCGTGCCGCCGTCCACCGCGAGCGAGTCGGGGCCGTCGGGGTCAAGGTGAAGACGGTCGTAGCCGCTCGTGCTGCCGTTGAGTTTGATGAGGGCCCGAGCGGTCCAGTCGGTGTTCGCGGTGAGCGTGCCGATGCTCTCGCCGTCGTCGCCCCACTCGACCTCAACCGTCTCGCCGGTCGAGGGGATCGTGAAGTCGTCCACGCCCTTGCGAAGGTCGGCGTCGAGACCGGGGGAAGAGTCCACCCAGAACATGCCAGTGCCGGTGCCTCCGGGAGACACATGGAAGTTGCTGGCGGTCTCGTCAAGAAGTCCGGCGTCGCCGCCCGTAGGCACTCCCGAGATCTGGTCAAGGCGAACATTCCACACGAGGTTTGTGGGCAACGCTCGGAGGGCGGACTGCTTGTTGGCAAGCATGGCCTGCAAGTTCGCGGCAGACGGGGCCACATCCCAGAACGCGAAGTCCTGCATGTAGAAATCGCCGACAGCGGAGACGACACTTGTGTTGCCCAGTCTCCATGTGGTGTTGTCGGCACGGCCTGTAGCGGCGAGGTCGTGCGTCGCCGAGGCGGGAGTGGACGCCCCGCCTGACTCGCTCCACAAGTATGCCTCTTGGTCTGTATGATTGACGCGCAACGCAACGCCAAACCACTCGTCATCCGGCACGGCAAAACTAGACCCTACGGAGACATAAGCATCGGCGTTGGTGGGGTCTACCATGTACCACTGGAAGGTGCCGTCAGTGTTGCGGACCAATTTGACCCGCTCATCACCGCCCGCGCTGATGATGTCCACCTGAGCAGAGGGGTCTACATCCGCTGCACTGTTGATGTAGAACCACGCCGCCACAGCGAAGCCGTCTGCTTGTGCGATGGACGAGGCGGCGGTGTTCGCATCCGTGACATAGTTCTGATTGCCCGACGCGATCGGGAAGTGGATCGACATTTACGCCTCCTGTCAGGTTTCGTGTCAGAAAAACTCAGGCAGAGAGGGGAGGGGTTCTCGTCGCCGAGCCCTCACGCGAGATGTGGACGGAGACGATCGTGCCGGAGGCGATGTTGCCCTTGAAGCGAAGATCAATCTCTTTCAGACCCTTGGTATTCAGGATGAAGGCGATCGAGGTCGAGCCGAAGGTATGGACCTTCTCATCAAGGACGAAGGCACCGTCCGCGTCGGGGCTCACCATGTCGTAGGCGTCGTCTTCTTGGTAGACGCGGGGGAGCAGCGTCAGGGAAGTCAGGCTCCCTTGGGTAGTCTTCACCAACACGACGATCTGATCGTTGTTGCCTACATTGATCCTGCCGGTGCTGACAGTATCGTTATAAGCATCGGTGATTGACTGAGTAGACATCACCTGTTCAGGAGAGTTTGCGCCCATAAGACCGTCCTCACAAGGGAGTTATTTGACCTTGGTAGGATAGGCCAAAGAAAAACGCCCGTCAACCGGAGGTCAACGGGCGTCTAGGAGGTCGGTGGGCAGGTCTCTCAGGAATTCTGTGGGCCGCAAGGCGACCCGATTGAGAGTTCGGAGGCTGTCCGCACCGCCTCTGCGGTCATGCTGAGGGCGTTCGCGCCGCCTCGGAGGTCAGGGCGAGCGTGTTGTTCTGAGCCGTGGCGAAGGTTTCGAGGGTCTCCGAGCGGCCCTGGTTATAGGCGACCTCCTCACGCTTCTGGCCTCTCAGGAAGCCGAAGATGAGGGCACCGACGCCGCCGAGCCCCGCTGTCCCGAGCCACGGGAGCAGGATGCCCTCGACTTGCGTGCCGATCCCCTCACCGAGATTGTTCCACTGCTGGGCGACAGGGGCCGACCGTTCGAGGTTCTTGGTCCACTGGCTGTCGGTGGCCTTGACCTGAGCGACCCACTCCTCGTAAGCCCTCACGGACTTGTTGTGTGAGGTCGTGGCGGGCAGGCCGAGGTCCACCTGCGCCTGACGGGGGATGTCCGAGCGGGCGATGTCGCCGCCGTTGAAGAACATGCAGCCCGCGAGGCTGGCGATCACGACGATGAGAGAGGCGTACATGCCGATCGAGGCCCATGTTCTGGGCTGGGTGGCTGGCGCATCAGGGATAGGTGTCTGGTCCATAGGGATCTCACTGTTCTGAGACGATCTCGCGCCGCCCGACGCTGGGCGAGTCGCCGTCTCCATCCTCAAGCATAGCCAGGTTCTGCTCGCGTTCAAGTCGCCGCTTCTCTGCGCCCTCGGAGATGATGGAAATGATGTCTTTGACCACATCATTCGTCTTGATTTTGTTGATTCCGAGTGCCACAGAGAGTGCCTTGAGCCCCTTGACCTCGTTGGAGAGGTCTAGAGACTCTCTGCACCGGCCAATGAAGTCCTCGTACCGCAAAACCATGATGGCCCGGTGCTCTTCTTCGTCGCCTTCGAGCATCTCGCGGCACTTTGCCTTCACCATCTTGAAGAGATTCTCGGTTTCGTAAGGCAAAAGGCCGAATCTGTCCATGAGAGACTGTCTTGCCTCTCTCAGGGTGCCTGAGACGATCAATTTCTCTGCTTCTTCGACCAAAGCCTGCTCGAAATAGACAATCTGCGACCTCGCGGGCCATGCTTCGCGCATCGAGTTGATGTCGAGGAGGGGGTAGAGGCCCAATCGAGGGTCGAATTCCTCCGCGATCTTGCCTTTGCCCATGCCCATCGCCACCGCGAGGGAGTTCACGACGACGCTCCACAGGCGCAGGAGGCGGTCGAGGGAGGGGTCGTAGTTGTCGTTGAGGGTCCGTTCGCCCTCAGGGGAGACCTTCCAGTACGCGCACGGCGGCTCGGGCGGCACGAGGGCCAGTCCTTGGATCTCTCTCAGGTAGTCCTCGAACCACTGGCCGTAGTTCGGCCCGAGGTCGTCGGCCATCTCCATCGCTTTCAGGGCCTCGGGGCTCGCGTGGCTGCGGCTCAGCGCGCCCTGCGACATCCTGAAGGGTTCGGGGGTGTACCAGCCGTCGAATTGTCGGTCTGACCGGACCTCGAAGAGTTGCTCGTCGGCGGCGATCAGGTCTCTGAGGATGGCGATTTCTCGGGTGAGTCGCCATGCGTAGAGGGTTCTCGCGAGCACCGTGTCCTCCGGCGGCGTCATCGCTCGTTCGATGGCGTCGCTGAAGATCGAGAGCACATGAGCCGAGTGCCTGGCCTGGTTCCAGTCCTCTCGGGTGACATCTCGCGGGTCTTGGCCCACGCGATCGAGCATCATCCTCATCTCTGAGAAGGATAGATCCTCGGCGGCGGGGCGAGCGAACGGCGATCGCAGGATGGCTTTCTCGTCAGACATCAAGGGCAGAATAGCAGGGACGCCTCCGCTAGTAAAGCCACGCCTATGGCGTCGATCGCTAGTAAAGCCGAGACAACTAAGTGAGGTCGTTAGTAAAGTCTGCATATTCCGCAGGAATTGCATAACAAAGACAACGCTATTTCTCGGTTTTCTTCGGAAGACAGGTCTATTTCTCGGCAAACAGCGAAACTATAGGTATCACTGCACTCCCGTGAAATTTTTAGGTCTGGGATTTTTTGGGGTCTTTGATATGAAGTAGGGCACTCTTATACTCGAAAAAGGCTCCACGTAGCGGCCTTGCTAGTAAGTACTAACTAACATCTAAGTTAGTTAGTACTAACTAACATCGCTCCCCCCACGAATAGGGTGTCCTTGCCAGTGTTAGGTAGACCCTAACAGATGCGACAGGACAACCCCTAGTTTCACTGTAGCGACCCGGTGCGCAGAATAACCCCTAGTTTCGCCGTTATGCAAGGCTAGTGTATACTAACATCGGTTTATCGCGTGAACGGACAATCAACCTATGGTAAAGTGCATTATACAGTATAAATTTATGCAATTGCATATGAATATACAATATGCTAGATATAGCACATTGCCGATACCCTAGGTTGAATGCTCCTCCCCTACGCGATACCTATAGGCGCGCACAGACACGCACAGACCGCCCGTGCGCCAGTATTCCCGGCCATTCGGCCATGCTACTAGGCGTTTCCCTTACCCAAGTGCGGCCATATCCCATGGGATACCATCCAGCGCACAGCGCACAGATCTGTATATTGTTGCTATCACTAGAATACCACAATAGGGGGTATATGCCATATACCATACGCCCTATGGTAACAATAGTCGAGAAGTGTGCGCTGTGCGCCGGCACTTATCCTTATGCCTCACAAGCACTTAGAGGCGCACAGGCCCAAATAGCGCGCTGTGCGCGCCCCCCAGTATTCCCGCCCGCCAGGGGGCCATAAAGGGTAGTTTCATCGTAGAGTGGCGTTCTGGAGCGCACATGGCCGATACGCTATGCCTGTGCGCGCTGTGCGCCGGTCGAGGTGAGGAATTCTCGATTATCTTGAAGTCTTCCCTTGCATCGAACCGAAAGATACTGTACTTTGATCCTGAATCCCTCCTCACTCCCTGATAAGGAAGAAGAAAGCAATGAAGCAATGCACAGCCTGTAGCGGGCCGCTAACCCTCTCCCCTTCCGCAAAGGATCGCGCCGCCAAGTATGGCGGGAAGCCCTCAGACTACTCCCGATTGTTCTACGGGCGCACTGGGGGCATGTGCTCCCCATGCTTCCTAGCGAAGCGGGAAGCCGATACACTCGCCCTTGTGCGCCGCCTGAGCCCGACTGAGCCCGCCTGAGCCCGCCTGAGCCCTACGCGCCTGAGCCCGCCTGAGCCTAGCGGCACAGGTACGGGTATTCACGAATCCTCCTCACTCCCTTGATAAGGAAGAGCAAGCAATGGAAAGCAACAGGAGCACGGTACGGGAAGCAATAGCCTCTGGCAGGGCTTCCGCGCGGATGGTAGCGGGCAATACCTACGCGAGGGTCTATCGGGAGATGCAACGGCGCAATCCAGGCGGATGGGAATTCGGCGCGGATCGTACTACCCTCGCCATAAGCCTTCCCGGTTGGCTGCGCGCACTGGACCGCGCTTCCTATATAGACGCCCGTAGTAAGGCGGAAGCCCTACCCGCCTGAGCCTACCAGCCTGAGCCTACCCGCCTGGAGCCTAGCGGCACAGGTCCGGGTATTCACGAATCCTCCTCACTCCCTGATAAGGAAGAGCAAGCAATGGAAAGCAATACCCTCCAATACGCTCAGGTCGATAAGGTCCGGGTACACGGAAGCCCTCGCCCTAGACTGGACGCATATGGCTATACCGTGCGCGCGGGCTCTCCCACTACCCTACAAGTGCGCTTGCAAGGGGAGGCCCGATGGAGGCGCGTCTATTGCTTGCAATTCTCCAATGCGGGCTCTTTCTTCCTTCACCATAAGGGCGGTAGGTTATTCGTCCGGGATAGCGATATCCCGCCGTACAGCGAATTGCTCGCCTGAGCCTACCCGCCTGAGCCTACCCGCCTGAGCCTACCCGCCTGAGCCCGCCTGAGCCCGCCTGAGCCCGCCTGAGCCCGCCTGAGCCTAGCGGCACAGGTCCGGGTATTCCCGCCTTCCTTATCTTCCCGCCTGAGCCTAGCGGCAAAGGGCGGGGATTCTCTCCCCGGACTGTCTGAGCCTAGCGTATAGGCCCGGACTGTCTGAGGACTGGACTCGGAAGGATACCAGACAATGGCCGATAATGAGACTATGCCCGCTTTCATTGCCCGCAACCTGAGCAACCGGAAGCATATCCGGCCCGCCCTTGTAGCGTTCCGGGACGCTATCAAGGCGGTAGAGGGGAAGACCGCCGGGCAGATATCCGATGCCGCTATGGCGGACCTGAAGCGGACCGCCGCCGCGCTTGAATCGGCGCAAGAAGCGGTAGGTTGCGGGTCCGCCGTCTACCTTCCCCGATATCAGACAATGGAGCACGGCGGAAAGAAGCCCCGGTATACGGCAGACTACGCCGATGATATGGTCGCTCAGATAGAAGGGGAAATTCACAATCTGGACACGCTGGACGGCTACGAATGGGAAGCACTAGACGCGGCGCAAGCGGCATACTTCGCCCTATTAGATACCCTGCCCGCGTCTATTAGGATGGCCTACACTCATCGGAACGGCCACATATCCTCGCGACCGCTTGCCATCTGAGCCCGCCCGGACTCGCTCAGCGTTTGACAGTCTAAACCGGACTGCCTACGCTTTCAGAATCTCCCGGACTGTCTGAGCCTAGCGTATGGGCTGGACTGTCTGAGGACTGGAATCAGAAGGATACCGTATGTCTAAACTCTCTGATAGCATCCGATACGATAGCCTTGTGGGCGGATACCTCGCCTGCGCCGTCTTCTGTGGGATTGATGAAGAGCACCCGTTATTTATTCACGGCGGGCGCGATGAAGACTTTCACAACCCGGGACTATTCCTAGACTCTTCCATACGGCGGGCTCAGGCGGACTGTGCCGAATTCATGACGCGAGCCCGCCCGATACTGGAACGCTACGCCGAATTACATGAGGACTGCGCCGAAGAAATCGAGGCGATTTCTGAGCAGGATTTCGGGATGAATTTCTGGTATGACCGGAACGGGCACGGGACTGGTTTCTGGGACCGCGCCCGGGAATGGGGGGTGCCTGAGGGAATGCTAGAAGAATTGTCACAGGCCGCTAAGGCTTTCGGGGAATGCTACGCCGAATTCACAACCCCGGACCGCCGCGCGCGTTTGTGCCTCGCCTGAGCCCGCCCGGACTCGCTCAGCGTTTGACAGTCTAAACCGGACTGTCTACGCTTTCTGGAATCTCTCGGACTGTCTGAGCGAGCGTATCGCCCTGGACTGTCTGAAGTCTGGACTTGGAAGGATTAGGACAATGGCTAAGAAGATTGAACCCCTCGCCAATCCCTACCGTTCGCGCACGCTCGCCAAGGCGAAGCGAAACATGGAAGACCCCCGACTTGCCTATGACTACAACCGGGTGAGGTCTTTCGTCCCCAGGCAACATAACGCCCGCAACCTCTCCCCCGATAAAGAGACGGTGCAGCAGTGGGGGTATATTTGTCGGGCGAAAGACTACGACGGGAAGACGATCCAACAGGAGGCGATCAATCTTCGATGGTATATGGGCCGCAGCAAGGCCGCCAGCGTCGTGTATTGCTCCGTCTGGGTCAATCCGCCCAGGGGGACTCGATTCGGCTACGCGGGCTCTGACAGCGAGCCCAATCCCCTTATGTGGGATCGGCACCCTAGCGGGTACGGGAACGCGGGCGGCGGGGGCTATGACAAATTCAGCGCGGCCGCTTGTGGGGCGATCCGCTCGGCGGGATTCAACCTTGAAGGCCACTTTGCCGGGTATGGCGAGGCCGCGATCAAAGCGGCGGTTATGGCCGTCGCCGACTACATGGGCCTTCCGCTCGATGGTTTGATTGTCCAGCACTGAAATACGCGCCGGTCGCTGAGCGGAAACGCTCGCGGCTGGTTTCAACACTTGCCCCGGACTGTCTGAGCGAGCGTATCGCCTGGACTGTCTAGGGTCTGGACTCGGAAGGATTAGGACAATGACTGTTAGCGAACTGATGCAGGTACTTCAAGAGGGCATAGACAAAGGCAAGTGGTACAAAGGCACTCGGGTAGTCACATACAACCATTGCGCCGATGACGGGACCACCTACGGCGACCCCGACCCCGAGCGAGATACGCTCATCCAGAAGGGCGGCAAGGGACCGCTAGGGAACGCGAGCCCGTATGTAGGCCCTGAAGGATACCCCAAGGCCGATCGCGTGGCCGTCGTAGTGCTTTGAGTATCCAATTACCGAACGACTGACACAGGACAACAGACACCATGCGAGTAGACTTCACGATCGAACAAGTTGATGCACTCGCTCAGGGCTTGCGCCTCGGCGACTTCGAGCCCCGAGCCGTCTACCTCGAATTCGACGACCGGGACGGCGACCTCACCGATACCGATGTCCCTGAGGACTGGCCGGGGGCCTTGCAGGACGCACTATTCGAGGACGCGAGCGACAAGCCCGAGACCCGACTACCTGGCGTTCACGCGGAGAGGATCACCGCTACGCTGCTGGCGGTGGATGAGGCCCTGTATGCCCTCGACGCAACCGACCTGCGGGACCGCGTGCGCCACGCCCTGCGGGACTTGGGCGAGGACATCCCGCCCGTGCGCGTCGAGGACTTCATGGAGCGACTTCTGCGGCTCCGGGTATGGTTCGCCGGACTCGACCGTGTAGCCCTCGTAGACAACGGCGAAGAGCCCGCCGTCTACTATGCCAACGGCGCAGAGGGCGACGAGGGCGAGGTCGTCGGGTACTACTCCCTCTCGGACCCGGACCGACTGACGGCTGAGGCGATGGATCGGGATTGGACCAAACACCAAGCGAAGAAAGAAGGATGAGCGATGGACCCGCTGCAACGACTGAAAGACGACATCGACGCACACACCCCCGCGACCCAGCCCGACGCCCCGGCGTGCGCAGACGCGACCGCGAACGAGGCCGCGACGACCGACTACCAGCGGCGCAAGGAACGCCGGAACATCATGACGACTCGCGGCGAGTATTTCGTCGAGGCGTGTATGGACTGGCGGGACGGTGCGCCCAACCTCGTGATGGTCCGGGTGCTCGTGGACAACCCGAGCAACGAAGCGTGCGAAGAGATCGAGGCCGCGATCGAAGCGGACTTGGAGGACTGGTGGAAGATGGGCCAGCCATGCTGAGAGTGCGCCGAGTAGACAGGAAACTGTACGAGGTCAGCCAAGGGGACTCCCGGCATAAGCCCGGGGACCGCATCACCGCCCCGCTCCTGTGCGCGTACTTGATGACGGGGAAGAAGATACGGATAGAGAAAGTTTCACCTTTAGACAAGTTGACCGGACCATCCGACCGATCTAGACTCTGACGCAAACGGGAATTTCCCCGAAGACCAACGACTCAACCAAGGAGCATACCATGAGCGACAAGAACACCCCCGCCCGCATCGAGTACCCGTCCGAAACTCCCGCCTACTACGGCATCCGTGAACGCTCCGGCGTCCGGGTCTCCCGCACCCTCTTCGGCCCCTTCGAGACCGCCGAGGCGGCGCAGGGGGCCATGAGCGACGGCATCCAGCCAGGGGACCGCCTCATCGTCCTGCTCGGGCAGGCGGAGAGCGACAAGACCCTGAGCGTCCAGTTCACCTGATCCCGTTCTGACGAGCCCGCAAGGGCGAAACGCGGGGACAGCCCGCGTCAACGGGTACAGCGACCTGCCCTTGAAAACGGCAGGACTGCTAGCGTCGGCGGCAACCGCCGCGGCCCGCTTCGATCGACCTTGCCGGGCCGATCGGGGTTTCCATCCGAAGTCAGGAGGTGCGAGATGTGACAGGCAATGACTGTGGACACACTCTGGCGGTGTGAGAGCATCGCCCGAGTTTTATGAGGAACGAAACCGTAATCTCGTGGCAGCCTTTGGACGAACCAGCGTCCCCGACTCTTCCCACCTTCGTCAGTGAGGATGAGGGGAACCACTCGCAGGACCATCTCGTGCATCTCGTGGTCGAGCCGGTGGACTGGTTCGCGGTGCGAGGGCCAGGAGACGAAGGCAGCATCCCGACACCATCGAGCGCGTTGCTCGGCATCGCGGGACTGCTGCTGCTGGCGATCAAACGACGGACAAGGAGCAAGCAATGAAACAGGGAACGAAGATCAGTTTTCTTTCGACCGCGACCGGCAAGCAGGAGGTCGGCGAGTTGATCGACCAGCAAGGCGGGCCTGACGGCATCACCTACGCTTGGCGGTGGGACGGCAACGAGGAGGGTTTCCATCACGACACCGCCCCGACGAACACCGTCAGGGCGGTAGGGCAGCCCTCCGCCGTCTCTGTCGGCGTCGAGGTGCCCGAGGGCGTCGTGCAGGTCTCAGGCGACATGGAGCACCTGCGGGAGCATTTCGCCCCGTTCACCGGGGCCATCGACGCCGCCCGCCGAGCCATACTCAAGGAGTACGCCGCCGCATACTGTCAGCGGACAGGGCTGGACCCCGCCGAGGTCGAGTTGATCCAGTCGGTCAAGGACGACGGCAGCGTAGGCCTGCGGTTCGTGCCCAAGGAAGAAGGGGACGCCACGGCGTTTGATGCGGGGGCTCAGGCCGTCATGGCTCGGCTCAGCGTCGTGATCGAGGATCGGATGGCTCACGCATCGCCGCAGTGCCGCGTCTCTGCGGTGCTCCGAGGCATCATGCACGAGATGAATGCTTCGTTTGCGCCGACTGCGATGCGACTCAAGGCACAGGAGATTGTGAAAGAGCAGAAGGAAAGGACTGGAAAGTGACAGACATCATTCTTTGGGCAGCGTTCTCAGCCCAGACAATCTTCATCCTCGCGTTGCTCGGCGCGTCGCGCAAGCAATTGAATGATAGTGTGGAGAAGAATGGTATGTTTGCCTCGGTGGCGGGATACATTATCTCGGCGGCACTCATTCTGTCTCCTAGCGTGGCTTTCTTCTACCTCCTCATCAACAGGTGATCTATGTCAGATAAGCAGCCATGCAGCCACACCATCATCCGCAATCGCCGGGAGACCGCGTGCATCAAGGGCGCGCACTACGAGCACGAGGGCCGATGGTACTGTGCTCACCACTACCCGCCCAAGGTCGAGGAGATTCGGTTGAAGCGTCTCGCGGCAAGGGCCGCGAAGAAGGAGCAGCCATGACACTCATCGAAACGGTACGCGGCGTCGAGGGCGCGGAAGAGGCGTTGGCGAAGCGGGGGCTGCGGTATGCACCAGAACTAGACCGCCACACATTTACGCTGAGGAACTGGGTTGCGCTCGACATAGGGCAGCGAATCCCGGAAGAGTTGGCCGAGACCGTCATCCTCGGTATCGCGGGGAGGATACTTAGCAATCTGTCCTCACGGCCCCCTTTATCAACTCGAACCAAGGTACGCACAAGATGGAAGTGGGCTTATAGGGTGGGAGGTCTTGTCTCGAAGGAGAAGTGTCTGGTCAACTAAACCAGGACTCCACCCCACTTACCTCCACGCCGCCCTCGCGATGATCGTGGCAAAACACAAGGAGCAGCCATGACCGCACGCTGGCAATACGAGGTCTTCGAGGGAGGATCTCGCGGCTCGGGCAAGGCCATCAACTACTACCTGAAGCGTGTCGGCGTCAGCGAGCGACACACCCTCACAGCAGACTGTGAGTTCATGTACCGGGACGGCTGGGGTCCGCCTATCGTCCCCGCGACGCGGCGACTCAAGGCGTACAGTCAGCGTGGGCTGGCGGAGCGTGCGATGTCGATTGCGATCGCCGAAGCGGATGCGGGATTATGAACCTTCGCTTGACATCTGATACACCGACGCTTAGACTCCCCTGCCCAGAGTGCAAAGGACTCGGGCGTGTGGAGGCCCCGGACACCTTCTGTGTCCGAGGACAGCCGCTTGGGATTCGAGGTGCGGTGATCCCGTGCCCTAAGTGCAAAGGAAAGAAGTATGTTTGACCGATACATCGAAGATCTGAAGAGAGCATACCCGGGTGCCAAGATCACAGTGTTACATGACGCGATCTTCGTAGGCGAGCCCTCTAAGGGTGTGGAAGCAGAGATCGAAGCGTATCAACGAGGCTTGGCAGGCGTTTATATGGCTAACATCAGAATGAAGAAGGAGATTCATTACATGGCAATGAAGCACGAAAGCAGTCCGTTTGTCTCTCGCAATGTCAAGCAGGACTCGACTGTTGGCATATATAGCAAAAAGACATGGAAACACGAAGAGACGCCGGAAGAGTTCCGGTTCTTGAAGCACAGCGAAGCCAACAACCCTCAAGCGGGCGGACTGCGCCCTGTAGTGTACCTCAAGAAGCACTTTTGGGCTGAGGATGTCGGGCACTCGATCTTCATCCGTCGCAGGGAGAAGTCGGAGTTCCGCCAGGGATGGGAGGCGGCGATCGACCACCTTACCTCACCTCACGACGGTAAATCTGCGAGGGTGTACTATACTGATCCTCTGCTAGATATGCCTACGGTGGCCTTCTTTGTGGAAGAAGAAAAAAAAAGCGTGCCCGCGATGAGGTGGTACCAATGAAATCCGTCATCCTCGCCCCTAACGAACAAATCGAATTCGACGACCCTCGTATTCGCTATCCGATGCTCGGCTCCGTCAAGTTCGACGGCACGCGATGCGTCTGTGTGGACGGCGAACTCCTGACGCGGAACATGAAGCCGCAGAAGAACAAGAACCTCTACCGGCACCTTGCGCCGATGGTGGCCGCGAGCAAGCGACTAGGGCTGGTCTTCGACATGGAGTTGTACGACCACACGCTGTCCTGCCACGGGGACCACACCTCGATCCTCGCGGCGCACGACAAGCCCATCCCCGAGAGCATGATCGCCCACTACTTCGACTGCATCCCGATCGAAGACTGGCGACGAGGCTCTGGCGGGCACCCGTTCAGTGAGCGGATCGCTCGGGCGTGGGATGTCGCGTTCGGCGAGCCGTGGATTCAGCCGGTGGCGCACAGGCCCATCAAGCACGAGCAGGACGCCCGCTTCACCTTTGCCGACGCGGTGGGCCTCGGGTACGAGGGCATCATGCTCCGTTGCCCGAACGGCCTGTACAAGCATGGCCGGGCCACCATCAAGGAGTCGAACATCCTCAAGTTCAAGGCGTTCGAGACGATGGACGGCGAGATCATCGAGGTCATGCAGCGTCGGAAGATGAAGGACGGCCTGGACCGCACGCTCACGCCGACCGGGCACATGGAGCGAATCCACACCAAGGACTCCTTCGACCTCGATGAGATGGTCGGCGCGTTCAAGGTCCGCTTCGAGGACGGCACGGTGTCCGAGGCCAACTACGGTCGCGGCTTCGACCACGAGACGCGGCGCAAGCACTGGGAGGAGAGAGTGTCGCTCGTGGGGAGGTGTGTCGAGGTCCGGCACCTTCCCCACGGTGCGAAGGACGGCGTGCGTATTGGGACTCTGGTTCGCTTCCGCCCGGATAAGGAGTGAGGTATGACACAGCCCTTCAAGTTTCCTGTCTACCACCCCCACATCGACAGAGATATGGTGGAAGGGTACTGGTTCTCGAAAAGCACCCTGAATCAGATATCGGATTCAATGGCGACAGATCTGAACAGGCTGACTACGGTGCGGAAGTGCGTTGAGTTATCTTTCGGGAATGTCCCTGTGTCTTTGGCTTGTATGAATGCGATTTACGAACCAGACGAAGAAAAAGACAAGGTGTTGATCGAGTTGTTCGAGGCCCTGACCGAAGAAAGTCCAACATGAACACCACAACCTGCTCTGAGGGACAGCCTCTTGTGCCTGTGTCTCTTCAGGAATTGCAAAGACTTTCGCACGACTTCCCTAAGTCCAGATATATCGGGGTGGCGATGCGGCGAGAGACAGCGATAGATCTGACGCTCCACAAGAAGGCAGAGGGGATGACTTGGTTGGATCTGATGGGTTTCCCGGTGCATTTCACCGAGGCTGTGCCAGAGGGACAGATTGTGCCTGTGCTTCGCTTGACCCTGATGGGCAGGGAGTTATCTCTGAGTCAGTCTTTCAACCTCATGCTTATTATGAGAGAGCAGGAATAAGTCATGGAAAGCAAACTCTACATCGACGGCAAAGAGGTAGGAAATCTCAAAGACATCACGCTTGTGACTAGCGAGGCACTCAAGACCGCCGCTGAGGAACTTGCAGAGGAGCAAGGAGTCGTCCTACCTTGCAAACTTGTGACGATCAAGGAAACACTCTCTTGTAGTTCTTTGACTGTTGCAGAGTTCCAGAAGGCTGTGGATGCCGCGGTAGACAAGATGAGGTCATTGAAGACCCGCTACAAAGACCACTACAATCCTCCTTCTAAGGCAAGCGAGAGCACAGGCCGTAAGATTGGCGGCAAGACCTACAAGATCAGAAAGAGGGCACGATGAGCGACAAGAGACCCGAAATCCGAGCGACATGTAAGGAGTGCGATGGTCGAGGCACTGTCTACGACACAGACCCTCACCACGGAGCGATCATTGCGAGCACCATAGAAGAGTGCCCTAAGTGCCACGGCAGCAAGAAGGCATCCCGTCCTATGTCCAACGACGAGTGGTTGGAGGCTCTTGAGATCCGCGTTCGAGCGATTGAGTCCCGGGAGCGTTGGCGCAAAGTGGTCCACCGGCACACAGAAAGAGAAGAGGACGAATGAAACGCATCTTCAACACACGCTGGGGCTACCTGCCTCGCGGCTCAGAGAACCTCTCCTCCGTCCCCGATCGCTGGTGGATCGGCCCTCGCGGCGCGACATCCAGCGGCCTGTGGGCTCGGCGGTGGGGCCGGGTCTTCCGCGAGGTCATTCGCGCCCGCCATTGATTCCCGCCGTTTTCACCCCTAGTGTCTCCGACCTGCTGGGAGTCCTCGATGCCCTTGCCCTCGTATGGCGTAGCACCACGCGCCCAATTTGATGGTTGCGACAACGAGGAGCACCTTCTGTCCGTGCCCAGGATGGCGATGGCCTCGTTCGAGGACGCCTTCCTCCGCCCGTGGCTGACGGACGCGCACTTCGTCTGCTACGCCCCGCATGGGACGCCTGACGACCTGCACCCGTTCCCCCGCATCAACAAGCCCGCCCTGAGCAAGGTCCGCGAGCACGGCATCGAGTTGATGTCGCACACGATCGCTCTGGATTGGGACACCCCCGAGCACCTGCCTTGGGCGAAATCGAAGAGCACCTTCGACGATTTCCTCGCGTCGTTTGAGCGGGCTTGCATCGCCTGCCCGATGCTGGCCTCCCCGAATGTCCTGTACACGACGCGGGCTGGGGTGCGGCTCGTCTACATCCTCGATACGCTGACGCCGGTGGACCAGATCGAGGCGCACCACAGGTGGCTCGTTCACGAGTGTCGAGCGGCCGGCTTCATGGTCGATGAACTGGTGGATTGGACCCGTCTCTTCCGCCTGCCGATGGTGGAGCGAGACGGAGAGCCCACCTACACCGATCCCGCCTACCTGATCATGGTCGATGAGCGTGTCCGCCTCCCCGTCGCCCAGATGGGTCAGGCGTCGAAGGGCTCAGGCCCGCAGGTCTACGGACCCATCCGGCACTTCGACGAGGATCAGCCCTCCCCCGAGGAGGCCCGGGAACTGATCGAGACGATCGTTGATGGCCGAGCGAGGATGACCGAGTGGCTCAAGGAGGCCCGCCGCCGCCTGAAGGGCCGCGAGTCGTGGGAGGTGCTCTTCGAGCACAAACCCCTCGCGCCCGAGGGCCAGCGAGACTCAACGATCCACGCCCTCGTGGGTCAGGTCGTGGCGATGGTCTACTCCATCGAAGGCACGACGCCTCAGCACATCTACGGGCTGTTCCTCCCCGCCGTCGAGCAACTCGAACCCGACGCGCAGACACCGGACTGGACCGCCGTGCTTTGGTCGGCGGTCGGACGCCTCTGGGTCAAGGAAGAGGCCAAAGAACACACAGCGAAAGAGAAAGAGCGGGAGCAGTTGGTGAAGCGGCGACGCTCCGCCGATGTGATCGTGAACGGAATGCTCGAATGGTGCGAGCATGAGGGCCTGTACCAAGACGACATCGACGCGAGGATCTGGGCCGAGGGGCACTTCATCGCATCGACAGGCAACAACTACTACCTTATCAATCCCGATGGCACTTTCCGGGCACAGTCTTACTCGCCGTCGCAGTTGATCTCCGCCATCCGCAAGCACATCCCCGAGATGATACCGACCAAGCAGCAAGGTGAGGACGGGGCGTGGCGAGAGATCCCGGTGCAGACCCTCGTGAATCGCTACGCCACCGTAGTGAACTCTGTTGAGTACAAGCCGGGGTTGGAGAAGGGCTACATCAAGGACATCGACGGACCCAACGCCACCTTGATGCTTCCGTGCTACACGCTGAATAAGCGACTCCTGCCGACCTACGACTCTGAGGTTGATGATTGGCTGAAGACGATGTTCGGCCAAGGGTACAAGGATGTCTGCCGATGGATCGCGTGGGCTCTCGCGTTTGATGAGGGCGACATCTGCGCCCTGTCGGTCGTGGGCTCGCCAGGAGCAGGCAAGAAACTCCTCGTGCAGGGCCTCGCGGAATGCCTCACCTCGCCCGACCTCGCGACCGACAAGGATCTCGTGGGCTCGTACCAGTACGGTCTCCTTCGCAGCCCGTTCCTCAGTGTCAACGAAGGGTGGACCACGGGCTTCGGAGGGAAGCACGCCGCCGATCGCTTCCGCGAGATCGTCTCGGGTGACTACATCGAGGTCGATCGCAAGTACAAAGAGCCCGTGCGAATCAAGTCTTCGATGCGCGTGATCTTCACCGCCAACAATCTCGAAGTCATCCGGATGCTGGCGGACAAGCGAGACCTGACCGAGGCCGACCGCGAGGCGTTGGCCGTGCGGCTCATGCACTTCGATGTCGGGGAGCGAGCGAGCAACTGGCTGCGGGTCAAGGGCGGCATGGCGTTCACCGCGAAGGAAGGCCGACGCTGGATCTCCCCGCCCGGTGGAGGCGAGAGCGACTTCATCGTGGCCAAGCACTTCCTGTGGTTGCATCAGAACCGCCATCAGTACAAGAAGGACGCGAGATTGCTGGTCGAAGGCAGCGGCGCGAAGGATCTCATGTTCGAGATGCAGACCCAGGTGGGATCTTCCCCGCTGGTGATCGAGACGATCCTGAACATGCTGGACCGCCGCGAGACAATCGACGGGCTGGTGATCCGCCAGAAGCACGAGGTCTTCGTCACGACCCATGCGGTGGTCGAATACTTCCGCACTCACCTGAGCGGTAAGGTCAGGGACAACCTGACCACCCACAAGGTCGCCTCCGTGCTGCAAGGTCTTGTCAAGGAAGACGCGAAGTATCCCTTCGTCATCGAGGGCCACCCCAAAGCCGGTCGCCGACGCTGGCACAAGTTGGATGTCCACAAGATCCTGGCGGCGGGCGAAAGGCACGGATTCAGATCCGAGAGACTTGAAAAGATCACTGAAGAAGATATTATGATGCGAGCGATGAAGGGCATCCTCCTAGACGACTGAGACAAGGACGATAGACAATGAACATGGAAACAATCCCCGTGCTCGACCACGGCGAGGTCGAGTACATCGACAGCATGGGCTCTGACCTGAGCATCGTGCGAGCGGCCAAGGTCTCCTACGGGACCGGGCAGCCGGACCCCTCTCCCGAGGAACAGCGTCGGCTGATCCGCTACCTCATGCGGCACCGCCACACCTCGCCGTTCGAGATGGCCGAGGTGCAGATCCGCCTGAAGATGCCGATCTTCGTCGCTCGCCAGTGGGTGCGTCACCGCACCGCCAGCATCAACGAGGTCAGCGCACGCTACAAGGAAGTGCCCGATGACTATCACATGCCCGAGGTTTGGCGAGGGCAGGCCAAGATCAACAAGCAAGGCAGCGAGGGCGTTGTCACTCACGGCATAAAGTTGTTCTACGGGGCAAAAGTAGATTTTGTGGCGGAGGAAGCAGCGTTTGCCGAATATCAAGGCCGACTCGCTTCTGGTGTCGCCCGCGAGCAAGCACGCGGCTGTCTGCCCCTCTCCACCTACACCGAGTTCGTGTGGAAGATGGACCTGCACAACCTCATGCACTTCCTCAAACTCCGCCTCGACTCGCACGCGCAGGAAGAGACCCGATTGTTCGCTCAGGCGGTCGCTAGCATCGTCAAGCAACTCTTCCCGATCTCGTGGGAGGCGTTCGAGGATTACTCACTGAACGCCATCACTCTTTCCGTAGAAGATCAGCGAAGGTTGTCTTCCCTTCTCTCTGGCGATCCTTCTAAGTATTCCAATCCGGGCGACCTGAACTGCTCCGAGCACCGCGAGTTCGAGGCCAAAGTCGAGAAGATGCACCATGCCTGAAACCGAAGCCAAAGTCCACTGGAAAGAGAAGAGGAAGCGGAAGGAGATCCGCACCTCTGCCTCTCAGCACGAGACCTTCGATTCCTGCGCCCGCAAGTGGTGGCTGTCGAAGGTTCGCGGGCTCGATGTCTTCCAGTCCACGCACGCTCAGGTCTTCGGCACCGTGCTCCACGCCGTCTGCGAGCGATTCCTTCTCGCCGACGATCTCGGTCGCGACGACAGGGGCGAGCCCGTGGACCTCTACCCCGAAGGATGGCACATCGCCACCAATGACTACACGGGCGAGGTGGACGGGGAGATCAACCCGGCAGAGCAGGACCAGATCAAGCGACTCGTGGCCAAGGCCATCGAGTCCGGCGTACTCGAACGCAAGCCAGGCCGCGAGGTCGAGAAGGCGTTTCGTCGCCCGATCCTCAATGTCAACGGCACAAACATCCAGATGGAGGGGTTCATCGACCTCGTGTGCGTTGAGTCCGCATTGGTCGAGGACCACAAGACCAGCAAGAATCCTCGCTACTTCAAGTCTCCCAACAAACTCCGGGAGAACTTGCAGATGCTCATCTATGCGAAGCAAGTCCTCCACGAGCGACGCGAGCGAGGGCTTCCCGACCCGCCGCAGATCACCCTTCGGCACAACCAGTATTGCACCGACCTCGCCACCCCGGTCGTCCGCAAGACCGAGTGCTCCATCACCCCCGAGGAAGTCGATCGGGAGTGGGAGCAGAAGGTCATCGAGAACGCCCGCAAGATGGAGAAGTACCGCAGAGAAGCGGATCGGTGGAGCGACATCCCCGAGCCCAAGGATCTGTCCAAGGCGTGCAACTCGTATGGCGGCTGCAAGTTCGCCACGATCTGCTTTGGGCAGGCAACCGAAGATTCTTTTGAGAAGAGACTGGAAGAGAGCAAAGCAGGGGAATACACTCCCCTGACGGTAAACGCATCCCTCTATGACGAGAAAGGACAGATTTCGATGAGCAGCCTCAAAGAACGCATGGCCCAGATGAAGAAGAACCAGCAGGATGTCGCCGCCGCTGTGAGCGACGCTCCCCCGGCGAACATCAATCCTCCCGCCCCTCCCCAGCAGCCCGCCGCTGCGGCTGCCCCGGCTCAGGCGAAGGTCGCCCCTGCGGCTACGGCCACTATGACCGGGGCTCTTCCCGCGACGCTGGATCTGACCAACCTCGGCACCGCGAAGGACGGCACGCCTCTGGTCGTCCCGCCGTGGGTCGATGCGGCCAACCCCGCCTCGAATGTGAACAACGGTCTGGGCCTCAATGAGCAGGGCGGGCCGGACGCGATCAGCAACTTCAAGGCCCGGCAGCGTGGCCTGCCCACCGCAGACCAGTTCGACCTCGAAGTGTTCGGCGAAGGTCTGGTCATCTGGACCGGCAAGGACGGCACCCCGTTGGCCGGGCAGCAGGGCGTCAGCCCCTTCAGCCTCGCGGCCATTGCGGGCAATGAGGTCGCTCAGGAGCGTGTCGCTCCCCCGGCTGCCTCGAAGCCCGTCCAGCAGCCTGCGAAGGCACCTGAGCCCGCTCCTGCCCCGGAGCCGGAGCCCGAGCCCGAGCCCGAGCCCGAGCCGGACGACAGCGAGATGACCTCCTCGGAAGACGAACTCGCGGAGGCCGCCAAGGCCAAGGCCAAGGGAGGCCGTCCGAAGAAGGGGTTTATCTTCGCCATCAACTGCTACGCATCCCCCGAGGCGTTCACCCGTGGATCGGGCTACAAGGCCCACGACCTCCACGGCTGTCTCGAAGAGGTCAAGGAACTCATCCTCTCCAAGCACCGCGAGACCCGCAAGGACATCAACGCCTTCGAGGAACTCGACCCCTTCCGCCGCCGCGATGAAGTGGCGTCCTACGCCCGCAGCCTCATGGAGCGGTTCGGTTCTGACATCGTGATCGTCACCGGCGTCGGCACCGGAGCGTGCGAGATGAAGTCTCTCGTGGATGCGCTGAAGCCCCTCGCGTCGGTTGTCCTCGCTCCGGTGAGTTGCTGAACATGAAGAGCACAAACCGAAAAGATCGAAACATCAAGGGGATGCTGACTTACGGTATGTTGGGTGTCTTTTTGACCGCTATGACCTTCGCCTTGGCGTATCCGATCTACTCGGATCTTCGCGAAGCCTATGGATATGAGAAATTCCGTCGAGACGAGATAATTCAGACCTTGGAGGAGATGAACGCTCCTCCGCTCTGGGAAGCCATCGTCATGGTGGAGTCAGGCGGGGACCTGAATGCCGTCGGCCAAGACGGCGAACTCGGGCCGATGCAGATTCGCCCGATCATGGTCGAGGAGGTCAATCGCGTCAGCGGCAAGAGATTCACTCTTGAAGATCGAACTTCAATGCAAGAGTCAATCCGCATGTTCGAGACCTACACGACCTATTGGAACGCCGTCACCAAGGACAACTCCCTTGAAGGGGCGGCAAGGCGATGGAACGGCGGGCCTCTGGGCCACCGCAAGGATTCGACCCTCCCTTACTGGGAGAAGGTCAAGGCTCAGTTGGAACGATGATCGAGCCCGGCGAGGGAGACTTCGCCGGTTTCTTTATGAGCATGGAACGCTTGAGAAAACTGAAAGAGAACCAGTCTCTCTTCGCACCGAAGGAAGTGATCCACGAGCCGGTCACTCCGATGGCGAAGTTGGCTATGAAGCAGGCGTTCGCCGACTCCCCGGACGGCAAGAAGATCCGCTACGCCGAGGTAGACCGCATCGCGGCCCTCGCCGTCACCTGCGAGATGTCCCCCGCCGAGGTCGATGAATACTCCAAGGAGACCATGCTGGCCGAGGCGTACAACGCCGGAGCAAGGCTCTTCCCGACCCAGGCCAACGCCAACTACTCCGTCCGCATGTACGAGGGCTTGCTAGGTCCGATCGGCGTGGGTTGGGGGAAGACCCTCATCAACCTGATGACCGCTCATTGGGCGTACAACAACGGCCACGATCACATGATGCTCATGCTGCCCCCGGAGGTGCTGACCCAGTTGGTCGGGACCGACATCGCGTGGGCTCGCAAGCGGGTGCCTCTCGGGTTCCCGATCCATGTGCTCGGCGGCAAGCCGATGGTCTACCGCAGGGCGTTGGCGAAGTCTCGCAAGAAGGGCCTGTACATCATGCCCTACTCCCTCCTGTCTCAGAAGGACGGAGAAGAGAACCTCTTCGAGATTGATCCCACGATCATCATGCTCGACGAGGCCCACCGCGTCGCCCGCGAGACCGCCGCACGCGCCAAGCGGATCATGCGGTTCCTCGAAGAGAAGAACCCCAAACTCACCGCGGTGTCCGGCACGATCACCAGCAAGTCCGTCATGGACTACTACCCGCTCGCCAGGGCCGCCCTGAAGCAGAACTGCCCGCTGCCGCTGACATCCTCCCTCGCCCGCGAGTGGGGTGCCATCATCGACGCGACGGCTGACGACTGGGAAGAGCGTCCCGGGGAGATCCGCTCAGGTGCAGGCCCCATCGAACCCCTCGTGCTCTGGGCGCGTCGCAAGTTCCCCGACCACGACATCCCCACCTCCCGCGACGGATTCCGCGACGCATACCGCCTGCGGCTGACGACCTGCCCCGGCGTGGTGACATCAGGCGACGCCGACATCGCGTGCTCTCTGCTGATCCACAACATTCCGGTGAAGAAGTATCAGGAGAGGAAGGGCTGGAAGGAACTGAAAGAACTGATCGACAAGATCGAGTTGATGTGGCTCACGCCCAACAACGATGAGATCGACTGCGCGATCCACAAGTGGAAGTGGCTCTACGAACTCTCTGCGGGCTTCTACAACGAGTTGGTCTGGCCCGAAGTCCCCGACCTCGCGAAGCAGAAGACCATCCGCGAGAACGAGGCCGAAGACCTTCTGAAGATCTCGCAGGACCACCACGCCCTCGGGCAGATCTACCACAAAGAGTTGCGGATGTGGCTTGAGACTTATTCGAGGATCAACCTCGACTCGCCCATGCTCGTCGGTGCCGACATGGCCCGCAACGGCGATAAGAATGTTGGCACGAGTCTGTACCTCGCGTGGAAAGAGTGGAAGGACGCCGATTTCGAGGGCCGCGTCGAGCGAGACTCCCGCGCCGTCCGGGTGTGCGACTTCAAGATCCACGCGGCAACCGAGTGGGCCAAGTCCCTGCCCAAGGACGAGGGTGCGGTGCTCTGGGTCTGGAACAAGGAGATCGGCAGGTGGCTCTACGACTATCTGCTGGCGGCGGGGCTGGACGCCCTACACGCTCCCGCCGGGGCCAACGAGGCGATCACGGACCCCGCGAACGGCAAGAAGAAAATCGTGGCGTCCTTGACTTCACACGGAACGGGTAAGAACCTTCAGCACTTCCAGAACCAGTGTATGCTTCAGTGGCCCCGCCCGGCCAAGACCGCCGAGCAGTTGCTAGGCCGACTGCACCGCAACGGCCAGCAGGCTGACGAGATCGCGGCGGTGACTTTCAATACCTTGGAGCAGGACGATGTGAACTTCGCCGCTTGCCTGAACGACGCCCTCTACATACACTTGACGACCGGCGTTCGCCAGAAGATGATCTACGCATCCTACAACCCCATGCCCGTGATCTTCCCACCCGCTGTACTAAAGAGACGAGGCATGGAGAATGTGCGGATGCTGAACGAAGAGCAAGAAGCGTTCCGTAGAGAACGATTTGGTGTTTGAGTTTGACAGTGTTAGAAGCATGAAAGGAGATTGTCATGGGTAAGAGTTTGTTTTCCAGTGTTGACCCTCAGAAGATCAGCGTCGGTGCCAATTACATGAAGGCTGGCGAGTATTGGGCGCGCATCGACAAGACGCTCGTGACCAAGAATCGCAAGGGCGAAGACATCGCGGTGATCGAAACCACGATCGTCCGAACCTTCGGAGAGTGTCAGAACAGAGTCGGTGAGACTGTGGCCAAGGTCGTGAAGGAGAAGGGCGACTACTTCTTCAACGATACCGCCGCGTTCGCGTGCGCTATGCTCGGCGAGAACCCCAAGTCCATGAGTAAGGCCGACCTCGAAGAGTTGCTCGCGGGCACCTTCGAGGCAGCGGACGGTCGCGGCCCCTTCACAGGGCTCGTGGTCCATGTCGTCGCCACGGACACGAAGACCAAGACGGGCGGAGACTTCACCAGGATCGACTGGAAGGGCGAGGTCAACCCCAACAAGGTCATCGAGACCCTGAAGCCCGAAGATGTCTCTCGCTTCTGGCCCAACGGTGAACTCGCTGTCTTTGCCTCTAAGCCTGAGTATCAGGCGGCCTAACAGACGGCACCCAAGGGGCGCGGTCTAACGACCGCGTGAGGCTAGCCGGACTGTTCATCGGGGCGATCTACGCATCGACCCCTACAAAGCCTGCTCCGGGCGTAAAACGGAGCAATTGCCTCTGTCGTCTAAGTAAGACCAAGAGACTCTTTCTGAAATCTCGGTGCGAGTCCGAGCAGAGGCATTAGCGAGCGTAGCACAGTTGGATAGAGCAGCGGATTTCTAATCCGCAGGTCGCAGGTTCGAGTCCTGCCGCTCGCATTTGCCGCCTGCTCCTTACAGGCGAGCGTCCCGCCGTCAGACACCCTTGACGGTCTCTCGGAAATACGCGCCGAGAGTTATCCCGGTGGCGGGGACGCCTGCCGCCGGGGTTTATGGAAGACACCCTCAAGATCCTCGGCTTTGACTTCGAGACCCTGCTGATCGGCCCGCAGCGGATCGCCCCGCCAGCGGTCTGTCTCTCGGCCTACGACGGCGAGGATTCTGTGCTGTACGGTCGCGTGGAACTAGACGACATGCACGCCCTGCTCGATGTCATCTTCGACTACGAGGACGGAGGCACGATCAGGGCCGCCCACAACCTCTCCTTCGACGCGGCGGTGGCCTGCACCGAGAGGCCCGACCTGATTCCCGCCATCTGGGATCTCCTCGACCGGGGCCTGCTGCAATGCACTCAGGTCCGCGAGAAATTGCTGAACCTCTGCGAGGGCGGGCATGTCGATTACATCGAGGGCAAGGACGGCGTGAATGTCAAGGTCAAATACTCCTTGGCCTCTCTCGTCATGCAATACTTCGACAAAGATATCTCCGTCTCGAAGACCGGCGACGACGCATGGCGTCTGAACTACGGGATGCTCTGGGACACGCCCGTGGGCGAGTATCCCGACGCCGCCAGCGAGTACGCCATCGAGGACTCGATCTGGGCCGTCAGGGTGTGGCACGCGCAAGAGCGTCGCCGCCATGATGTGCTCGCGGCCTGTGGCCGAGACCCGTTCAAGACGCTTGCCTTCCAGACGAAGGCCGCGTTCGCCCTCCACATGATGACCTGCTGGGGCATGGCCATCGACCCCGAGGCCAAGGCCAAGATCGAAGCGACCGTCAAGGACTGCCTGCGCCCCGAGAATCTGAGGCACCTTCTCGATGAGGGAATTCTGATTCCCGAGGTGCCCGAGATGCCTTACAAGAACGGGGCCAAGGACGCCGACGGCAATCCGAAGATGAAAGCGGCTGTGCCTGAGAAGATCGCCCAGAGCAAGTTTCGCGAGTTCGTAAAGAAGGTCGTCGAGGACGCCGGGCAGGAGGTCAAGATGACCTCGCCCTCGTCGAGGTTCCCTGACGGTCAGGTGAGCATCGCGGCGGAGTACATCGAAGAGATCTCCTCGCTCCATCCGCTGTTGCAGGAGTACGCCGATCGTCAGTCGTTGCAGAAGATCGTCGGCACCGAACTGCCTCGCATGTGCTGGGAGGGTGAGACCGCCGCTGTGGTGCATCCCTGCTACGATGTGCTGAAGAATACGGGGCGGACCTCATCGTTCGCGGTGGACATGTACCCGTCCTTCAACTGCCAGAATGTGGCGAGGCCCCTCAAGGCCCCCAACGGCGAGATGATTTCGGTGCGAGGGTGCTTCGTGCCTCGTCCGGGCAACCTGCTCGTCTCCATCGACTACGCGGGCATGGAACTCGGTACGCTGGGTCAGGTCTGCCTGAACTTGCTGGGCCGCTCGGTCCACGCCGAGAAGATCAATGCTGGCTACGACCTTCACTCGTTCCTCGCGGCTCAGATCGCCCGTAAGACCGACGACTCGTTCGGCCAGAAGGCGTCGTCGGACAAGGACGAGGCATACCAGCAGTTCATGGCCCTTCGCAAGGGCTCCGAGGAAGAGCAGAAGTGGGCCAAGCACTTCCGCAACCTCTCGAAGCCCACAGGACTGGGCTACCCTGGCGGCCTCGGCGCAGAGACCTTCGTGGCGTATGCCAAGGCCACCTACGGCGTTCTCATCGACCTCGCCACGGCCAAGATGCTGAAGGAGATTTGGCTTGAGACTTACGATGAGATGCCCGACTACTTCAAGTACATCAACTCCCAACTCATAGACCCCCGCAACACCGACAAGTACCACTACGACACGCCGATGGGCCTGTACCGCCCGAACGCCGACTACTGCGCCGTCGCCAACGGGCTAGGGCTTCAGTCCCCGTCGGCGGAAGGGGCAAAGGGCGGGGTCATCAATGTCGTCAGAGAGACACTGGACTTTTCTCTGGGGAGCATCTTGCTTC